TCAGGCCGTAGGCCTGACGCGGAAGGCCAGGAACACCGGGCCGAATGGGAAGGTGCTGACTTCCAGCTCATCCAGGGGATTGAGCGTGCGCGTGCGGCCCCCTGCGTTGCTGTAGATCATGTGGCTGCTCGATACCGCGATGTTGATCTTGCCGGCCGCAGCCTGGATCAGAGTGGCCTTGAACCCTTCAGTCACATCGTCACCTATCGTGAGCGTGACGTCGGTGTCGCTAATGACCAGGATCGACTTACCTGAATCCGCCATGGTCAGGGGCCTGCTGCCGGTGATCGAGACATTGGGGTGCACATGGCCCCCAGCGTGGTAGCTGACCATCCTGGGGTCGGCGAAGACGCGGGCGAAGGAGCCGACATAATTGACACTGGCGCTCATGTCATCGAATTGTTCGACCACATAGGTACCGATGCTGCCCGAGACTTCGCCGTTGGGGTCCATGACCCATTTGCGTCCGACCATCAGCCCGATCTGGGTGTTGGCTCGTACACCGGCACGCATCTCCTCGAGAAACAGCTGGCTGATCTGGCCGCCGCCTTTGCCCTGGACATAGGTAAAGCGTGCTATGGAGTGGCTGTCCCCGGTAGGGCTGCCTTGGGCTGTATCGACTCGGTAGTCGACAAAGTCCGCTGATACGGTGGTGGTCGTGGTGTTGGCGTTAGGTGCCCAGGTGAAATCCAAGACCCTTCCGGTTTTCACCTGCTCCAGCGAGGTGGTGGTCTGAGAGGTCGTAGTAGAGCCTGACTGCTTCAAATCATCGTTCATGCTGCTCATCCTTAAGTGAAGTGCGTGCTTGAGTGCGGGCCGAAATGGCCCGAGGCATATGACCGCCGCCATATCGCCACTTTTCCTGAAAAGCCGTGGTGTCTCGCTTGATACGTATGGAGTTCCTGCCTCGCTCCAGGGGCGTGAGGGGAAGCAGACAATCGGCTGTTGCGGTGCCTCCAGTGTGTGCGGTGCTGACTCGAGTTGGTTGCTGTATATATATACAGTATTCGAAACTTGAGCACGGCGCGACTTGCGCCGACGAACTGTAGGGGGGGCTGGGTCGGCAGAACGCCGGAGGCGGGTTACAGCAGTACCCGTTCAATCCACAGCTGTAACTGAAGCGTTCGAATGCGCCCGCCCTGAGCGGGTTTTTTATTGCCTGGAGAAAATTAAATGCCGATCACCGAGCAGCAGTTGCTGCAGATCCTCCCGAACGCCCGCCAAGTCGCGGCCTTTTTGTGCCTGCACTGAATGCGGCGATGGTGCGCTTCAAGATCAACTCGCCTGTGCGGATGGCCGCGTTCATTGCCCAGGTAGGGCATGAGTCGGGGCAGTTGACGCGCATGGTCGAGAATCTGAACTACAGCGCTGATCGGCTGCGGGCAGTCTGGCCGAACCGTTTCGACGCAGCCCTGGCTGCCCAGGTGGCCCGCAAGCCTGAGCAGATCGCGGACATCGTCTACGCCGGCCGTATGGGTAACACGCTGCCGGGTGATGGCTGGAAGTACCGGGGCCGCGGCCTGATCCAGTTGACCGGTGCAAACAACTACCGAGCCGCCGCCGCTGCCTTGGGCCTGGACTTAGTGAATCACCCTGAACTGGTAGAGCAACCAGAGGTTGCAGCTCTGGTCGCCGGCTGGTTCTGGCAGTCGAATGGGCTCAACGAACTGGCCGACTCTGGGCAGTTCGCGAAGATCACCAGGACAATCAACGGCGGGCTGACTGGCCATGCCGAACGGGTGGCCCTGCTTGATCTGGCCGCGAAGGTGCTGGCGTGAGCGCCTGGCTGTTACGTGGCGGCCTGCTGGTGCTGGTGCTTGCCTCTTACTGGGGGATCTATCAGCACGGACGGTCGAACGAGAGCGCAGAGTGGCAGGCGCGTTGGAATGCCCGTGACGCCGGCGATAAGCAGGCTTGGGCTATCTATGAGCGCGCAGAGCGCGACAAAGAACAGGATCGGCAGAATTCAATCAACAAGGCGGTGCAGGATGGACAACGGAAAATCGATAGTGCAATCGCTGACGCTGTTACCGCTCGCGCTGCTGCTGGGAGCCTGCAGCGGACCGTCGACGATCTCACCGAGCGTCTCAAGCGTACGCCCAGCAGCAATTCCTGCACTGCCGCCGCAAGCCAAGCAGCAGCCCGCACGGCCCTGGTGCTTGCCGACCTGTTCAAGCGCGCTGACCAGCGAGCGGGAGACCTGGCAGCAGATGCTGATCAAAGCCGGAGCAGGGGAGTGACGTGTGAACAGGCTTATGATGGGGTGTGGAAATAACTATCTTGGCTTAGAGGAAAGGGCACTGAATTTCTCCCGTACATGCTCAGCGTACCCCGTACTGAAATGACCAACATCATGTGCGGTGTTGGTCATTAGTGGTGTGTTTGTCAGTTTAAAGATTCTTCGATGTTATTGAACTTCCAGCGCGAGCTTGGTGATAGTTTTTCCGCGATCCTTTACAAGGCTGTCTTCTATGAAAATTTCGCTGTCAAAGGCAACGTAATATACGCCTTGTTGGGATTGGCCTTTTACAGTCATTAAGTAACCTCTTGGGTCGTTACGTTTCCATTTGTCACCCTTGTCGGGTGCCAGAGAGTAATAGGCATCACTGATGTCGCTATCTGTGCTCCAAGTACTGACTGCAACTTGGATCTCTCTGCTTCCTGCGTTCGTGATAGATATGCTCATATTTATATTCCTTTTTTGGATTGATTGTTCCATGAGTTGGCTCCCTATTCAAAGAACTTGCAGGCTTGCTACTGCTGACTTCAATAGTTGGATTGAGTCGCGGGGGCTAACTTTTGTTGGTGCTGAAGGAAATACATGCATGTCGCAAGTTTTTTGATTTAGTACGTTTGCTGCATCGAACAGTTAAGACCATCAGCGAATGAACGCAAGGCGTTCTAAATTTTTCTAGGCTTGGTGATTTTCAGGCTGTTCAAATGAGCTGAAGTGTGAACAGGCTTATGGCGGCGTCACCAATGGCTCGATCAGTTCCGGCCCATGATTCCGCACGTTTCCGACCGCGGTGCATACCCTGAACCACTTGAAGGAGTTGGCCGATTCGCCTTGGTGTAACGCCATCTGTTCGGCGCGTTCCTTCGGCGTTGCCGGATCGAGCCATACCCGGGCCAGGTCTGGTGCAAGGACCACAGGCCGGCGGTCGTGGGTGTCGACCATTCCCCCTTCGCTATCCGCTGTGATGATCACAAAGCCTTCGTGCTCGCTTCGGTCGTGGCCAGGCAACTGTCCGATTGAGGCGCAGAGGATGGGGGAGCCGTTGCGGTGCTTGATCAAGTAGGGCTGTTTCTTAGGTCCGCCTTCGTCCACCCATTCAAACCAGTTATCGATCGGGCATATGGCCCGGTGCGGCCAGATCTGGCGGAAGAACGGCCCGTGAGCCACTTTCTCGACCCTGGCATTGATCGGCGCGGCGCGGTCGGTGGCCCAATGTGGCCTCCAACCCCAGCGCACGGCGTCGGCGTGTAGTTTGTCTTCGGCGACGTGGAAGAGGGCTAGCTGCATCGTCGGCGCCGCGTTGTAGCGCCCCAGGGGCTGATCACCGACGTTATTGATCAGGGCCCCGGGCATGCTCAGGGCTGCGACGAAGTCATGGATGCCGCGGTACTGAGAGAGTCTTCCACACATGGCTGTGTCCTCGGTTGCTCTCAGCGTAGCTTTCCACGAATACCTTCAGGTATCTGCCGACCTAAAGGGGGGGGCTTTGTTGATTTCTGTTTCTGGTTCATGTGTCTAGCAAAAAGGCGAGTGCTATTTGAATTGGTTTTTATTGCTGTTGGCGATAGGGGGGGAGCAATTATTTATAGCGGATAGAAGTTTGAAAACTCTTGTTTAGAATACTATTTGCAAATTTTGACATGGGGGTTTTACCAAGCTTTAATCGACAGGGCGTATCCAAAGATTGGATTCGAGTAACAGGGAGAGGCTCTTATCAAGAGTCTCAGTAAATAAGGAAATAAGAAAATAAGGAAATTAGAATGTCTGAATCAGCCAAAAAAACAGGCTCGCAACTAGAGGCATCACCTGCTCGCAAAGATGTCACCCTCTACGACAAGGATAAAATCAAGATCCACATGTCAATGCCCGTTACAGTGAAAGTCAATCAGAGCAAAGACGTGAGCTACGACTGCGTTCCATATTTGATGAACAACACGGGCTTTCCCGTCGAGTCGGCGGAGTTCACCATCACACTCAATAATGTGAGGAATGGTGGTGGCACGAAAGACGAGATCCTGAACGTGCAGTGGTGGGACCCACAAACTTTCACGCCGTACCGGACCATGACTTTCAGGTGTGGTCGGGTTGAGGTCGGTGAAGACAAGAAGTGTGATCCCAACCCTCTTACTTGCTCTCAAATCAATTGCCACACCACAGTGACGAACGGGAACGGCACGCAGACGCTCCAAAATACCCTGAGCATTGTCTCGCTCACTTATAAACCCACAAATCCGACCTCTGATATTGGTGATGGACCGAATATCATTATTGGCTAGTTGATTTGCGATCGCGAGGCCCAGTAGTCAGGGGCTCGCGGTCGTCCCCGGCTTTATGGATTCTCCGAACAAGTCCGCAGATGTGCTGAAATACGCCTGACTACCTGATCCGAGCCGCCCATGCGCCAGTTCGCACGCCTGACGCTCAGCGCGCCGATCCCCGAAGACACCACGATCATGAACTTCCGGCACTTGCTGGAGAAGCATCCGCTCGCACCTGCGATCCTCGCGTTGCAGGAAAAAGGCCTGTCGCTGCGTCAAGGTACCATCGTTGATGCAACCATTTCCGCCACTGCTTAATGCCAGGATCAACGGCATGGCTCAGCTCGGGATGAACATCAATGGCATTGAGGAGGTCGATGGAGCCCTATATGCGCAATCGTGGTGGTGTCGCGTTGAGTAGCAATTGGGGGTGTTTTTTGTTTGGCAGGACGCCGGGGAAGGGAGAGTTTTGCAACGATTACTAAATAGTTTTGTAACGATGTTCAAGAAGCGCCGCCTGGAAAATCCCCCAGACACAAAAAAGCCCTGAAAAATCAGGGCTTTCTCGTTGAGATTTGGCGGAGGCGTAGAGATTCGAACTCTAGGACCTGTTACAGTCGGCGGTTTTCAAGACCGACCTACAAGTCTAGATAATTCGGGCCTTTGAAGCTGTTTTGCGTCCTAATACTGCTTTGAAATAGGGCGGCTACAGGCCTTGATATGCAAGGCCCGAGCTTCCAGTTTTGGAACTCTTTTTAGGCTATTTTGTGGGCTTTGCGAGAGCCCCGATGCGACGGTAAACGCGCTCTGTTATGTCGCCTTTGGTATGACCCAGCAACAGACTTGCATCTTCCACGTTCGTGATTTCCGAGGCTGCTTTGGGCCGGATATCGCGAAACTGAAACTGACGGATGCGGCTCGCAAGAATCATGTCGCCATCCGCATCAGCAGCTTTTGCCGCCTCATCTCGGGCGTCGTCCCAGCGCCTGCGTAGCATGGTTGTGGTAACTCGCCTGCCTTCCTCGGTCAGGATGAAATAAGGCGAGCTGTGGCTCTCGTTTCGCCGGAGAATGCTCTGCACAAGAGCTCCGAGACCTGTCTCTTTCCCCTCTACCTCCAGGATGATCCTGAGCTTTTTATGGGTCTTGTTCTGCACGACCCCTAGCGCAGATCCCTCGATGTCATCCTTCCTCATTAAAAGCACGTCTGCGGGCCGCTGGCCGCTCAAGTACGCAAGATCCATTGCGACCTTCAGCTCCTGAACAGCCTTCTTGTAGACCGCATCCCACACTGCGTCATTTGCATAGAAGTCCCGCGGTGTTTCCTTGTTTTTACGAATCCCTTGGCACGGATTCTCCCGGGCGGTCAGCCCCCATTCCCGCGCCATGTTGAAGACGTGAGAGAGGGTGGCAATCTCCCTGTTTGCCCTAACCTTTGCGCTGCGCGCGTCCCGGTATTGTGCGATCTGGGAGGGGGTGATCGCGTCAATGGGGGCATCGTCAAAGTAGGGCCTGAGCTGGCGCAGCTCGGCGCGGTTGTCCTTCTGGGTTCGCTCTCCCTTCTTCGGGATGATGTCTCGCTCGTATCGGTCGAAGATGGCCCGCATAAGGCACAGATCCTGCGGCTTGTCCTTCGCCTCCAGCTCTGCCCACTTTAGGCGCGCCAGGCTCAAATCGCTGCCAAGCGTGACCTCCTTTCCTTTGGGATCCAGGTAGTAATAGCTGACCCATACCTTTCCGTTCTTTCGCGTGCGCTGCCGCACATACATGCGCGGCGGCAGATTCCGATTTTGCGTTTTGCGGGGGCGCATATCACCTCACCTTTGAGATATCGGGTATCCACGCAGGGGTGGCCGGCGGGGGTGGCGCGAGCTGGACCACTTCCAGAGTTGCGCCCAGTTTCATGCGAACGTACTGACGCCCAACCAGGGGGCGACCGCTACGGCTCTCGACAAAAGTCCAGCCACGATCAAGGAGCCAGCGACGTTGCCAGCCCCTGAGCTTGTAGCCAGTCAGATCGGCCAGTTCCTCGTCCGAAAGGATCTCTGTTTCCATAGGGTTCTCCACGCCGCGCGTGGCGGCAGAAGGTGGTTAATCAGCCTGTAGGCGGTAGTAGGTGGTGCACCGGCACCGTGGGCAGATCATGTCGCTGACGCCCGAGCCGTATTTCTTGCTTGGCACTTTTAGCCGCTCGCTTTCCATGTGCTTGTTCTTGCAGCGGCAGCACTGAACTTTTATGTCAGGCATGCGTGTCTCCTGCCCGCCATCGCCGGCAGGCTTTCCGATTGTTGAGTTGGGTGTTTAGAGTTGTTGCAGGATTCGCTGGCCGATCCAGCGGACGACGGTGACTGCCTTGCTGTTACCGATCGCCTTGTAGCGTGGGCCGTCTGGGCATTCGCTGGCAGGTTTGCCGCGCCAGGGGATAAGGGTGTAGTCGTCGGGCATACCCTGTAGGCGTTCGCATTCACGAGGAGTTAGGCGACGCACTGCAGATCCGGCTTGCACCGCTTGAACTTCGGCACGTGCCTCAAGCGTGTACGCGCGATTAGCCTGTACACCAACACCGTCAGGCCCGCTGTCCGGATTCGTACGCAGCGCGCCGGCCTGGATCGCATGTGTTACGACGTTCGGCCCCATGGCAGAGTTGGTGTTGTCCAGCTGCTTGCCGTAGTTGCTGGTAACCGTTTGCGCTACCTCGCGGCAATACAGATAGTTTTGCTGCTGGACTCCTGCTTCTGCAGCAAGAGCTCCAACCACCTGGCCATCCCCGCCGATATAACGAACCTCGCTCCGGCTGTTTTGGGTAAAGGCCATCAGTAAGGCATTCTCCTGGCCGTTGTTCCGACCAAGCGTATGCGCCTGGTCCGCGCTGACACACGGGTCTTGCGTGCCGTGCACCACCAAGTGGCTGTGGCCGTGGTTCGCATCCTGGCCAGAACAGCCCTGCAATCGCCCGTAGCTCGCGTCAAGGGTCGCGGCAACACACGGCACATCATCGTAGCTGTAGCCGCCGTTTTTTCTCCCGCCACCTGCTAGCGTAGGTGCGACAAAGAAAGTCTCGCTTTCGATGTCGAGTCTGGTGTCTTTAGCGGTGAGGGTTGCAGCGCGCTCGATCGAGCCACTCAGGCTGTGCCCACCGAATGCCGGGATGCCGCCGAACATATCGACCGCCGGCCCCTCATCACCTTCGCAGTTCGGGCAACCGTACGGCCCTAAGGATTCGGCAAAGACGTATCCGCATCCACACTGGAGTGCAGCGCAGAAAGGAGCTGTTCCGGTAACGTCTTGCCCCTCGCCTCGGCGCGGCGCAGTATCCCGGCGCACGCCTTCGCGCTCAAAAAGTACCTCGGTGGGATCGAACCCGTCTCGAGCACTTGCGACAACGAACACACGACGGCGTCGTTGGGCCAGGCCGAAATATTGGGCGTCCAGGACCCGCCACGCGATTGTTCTTTTGGGTCCATACACACTACCAGCGTCCGTCCACTTCGCCCCTGCAGGGCGCAGTTCGCAGTCTTCCCCAGCAAGCGCGCCAAGAAAGCATCCGAAGGCGTTGCCTTTATCGGAGAGGACTCCGGGCACGTTCTCCCAGACGACGATTGAGGCGGCTTTTCGTTGGCCGGCTCGAACATAGTCAACTGCATCTGCAAGCTCCACGTATTTGATGGTGAGGGCGCCGCGCGGGTCGGTGAGGCCTCCGCGCATACCTGCGACTGAGAAGGCCTGGCACGGGGTTCCGCCGACCAGTATGTCTGGGGCCGCGATCTTGCCGGCCAGCACCTGAGCGCCGAGTTTGGTCATGTCGCCGTGATTCGGGATCTCGGGGTAGTGGTGCGCTAGGACAGTGCTGGGGAATGGTTCGATTTCGGCGTACCAATCGGCACGCCAGCCCAGCGGGTGCCAGGCTACGGTGGCTGCCTCGATACCGCTGCAGACGCTTCCATAGGTGATGGGCATGATGGCTCCTGGCCGGTATAGTCTTGTAATTTCGGAATGGGTGGACAGGTATGTCTCTTTGCTTCGCAATCACTGATGCTGACTGGACTCTGACAAAGGATGTATTGGGTGTCTTAACACCTATAGCCGGAGCCTTAATTAGTGCAGGCACTCTTTGGGTGGCGTACAAATTTGGGCAAGAAGGCTTGAATACATGGAAAAGGCAGCTAAAGGGAACTTCTGATCACGCACTTGCAAGATCCGCAGCAGTTGCAATTTATAAGTATCGCGACCTTTTGATCATTCTCTGGGAGGTTGGCGGGTATGCTATAGATGAAATTGAAAGCAATCGCTGGATCAGCCCTGATGATGAAAGTAGTTTTTCGAGCGCTTTCTTTCAGTCATGGTTGGATAAAACTAGGGCTGCGCGTTCGGAGCTGGAGTCGATAGAGGTAGAGTGTGCTGCGATTTGGGGTGGGCTATTCGAAAGCGGATTTTCTGAGGTTTATCGCCGCGAAGGTGAATGTTCAGAAGCCATCGAGACCTGCCTGTATCTTTTTGCTAGGGGGGGATTCGATCCAAGTATGGAAGATGCGTCTAACTTCTCACAGCTCAGGTGGTTGAAATTTAAAAAGGAAGTTGGCAAGGATAGAGATAGCGTCAAGAAATACATTGATGGCCTTTTCGCGCCTCTATTAGCTGAGATTAATTCAAGGCAGCTTAAAGACATCTAATATTGCCTTGCTAGAGTGGCGTTATCGTTGAATAGTGCAAGGCGTTGGCTGACAGCGCTGGAGTTTAGGCGGCTTTCGCTGCGTATTGCTGGGCGAGGATCCCCTTGGCTGCGTGATTGATCAGGTACAGCCGGTTGATCAGGCTATCGCGCGGCTTGTCGATGGTGATCTCCCAGTAGTCGCAGCCCAGGCCCAGCTCTTCGTGGTGCTCGCTCACCAGCAGGCTGGCCTGCTCGATGTACTCGACGTGTTCGGTCTCGTAAAGACGATCATTTAGCTCATCCCAGAAGTCATACCCATCCTCACCAAACTCCAACGGTTTCAGCTTCGCTTTGATCAGCTCCCGTAGCTCGCTCCAGCGGCCGGCTTCGTAACGGCCGCCATCGTTGCGCACCCACTCGGGCAGCTCGCCACCCTCATCCTCGTCGACGTGCTCACATATCCTGTTCCACGCGCCAGTCACCAGGGCGGAGCGGAATGCATCCTCGTCGAATTCGCGCTCCCGACAGTTCCGCTCCAGCTTCGAATGGATGTAGTAGCCGATGTCGTCACCGGCCAAAAACTCGATGCCGTAGGACAGGCCAACACTGAAGGTCAGGCCGTCGATGTCCCCAACAGTAGCGATGCCGAAGCGCGTGATGAGGATGTCGAAGGCGTAGCAGTTGGTTCCAGGGGCTTTGCAGCGCCATGCCTTCAGCTGTTCGGTGTCGGCCAGAACTGTGTACTGGTGATCCTTCAGGCATTCGGCGGCGCGCTCACGACGCTTGTCTTCCGCAGCTCTACGCTGAGTGATCCATTCCTGGTGGCGCTGTTCGTCGTTCATGGTTTATCTCCATGCGTGCGCCGCCCTCCGTGGCCGGATTTGGTGGCGTGAAGTTGGTTTGTGGACTATCTCTTGATGGCCCGGCATGGAGCCGGATCAAGGAGAGAGTCATGAGTAATCAGGCACAAATAGACGCGCTGGAACACTTGTTGATTGCTGTTCTGAGCAGCACGCCCGGGGCACCCAAAAAGTACCTGGTCGAAACGGCACAAGGATCTCTGCTGGGAAGTAATGGTCCTGGAGGCCCGGAGCAGAAGTCTGCGGCAGTCGACTATCTAAACTACATAGCTTCCCGCATCCGTTAATCGGGCCTTTCGATTTCGTCATCAAGTTCGGGCGGATCGTCGGTGAGCGACTTCATCCCGGCCGCCCGAATGAGTCGCGACACCTTATCGCCAACAACAATGGGTGTCGTGACACATCGCAGCATCGCGGCCTGAGTCTCAAAGTCTGCGCCGATGAGGTTGATCAGGAGGCGCTGGTGGATGTCCTGCTGATTGTTGATGCCGTGGGCCTTCATGACCTTCTTGAGGTCACGCTTGAACACCCCGGCTACCTCAATCGTGAACTTCTCGACGCCAAAGGCGACGTTCCTGGCCGCTTCCTTCTCGCGCTTCCTGCGCTGCTTGATGGCTTCCGCCGTTTGCTTACGCAGGCCTGCATAGATGAGTGCTGCATGAGTTTACTCCGGGTAGCCAATGGCTTGGCCAGGCTGGCGTGATATGTGTTTGTGGGCTATTGGTTGATGGCCTGGCGTGGAGCTGGAAGGAGAAGCAAATGGCGGATTCACCTTGGGATATGCTGTCGGCTCTCGGTACATTGGCCGCCGTTGTCGTTGCCTTGAGTGTTTCTGGGCATACAGCCTGGGTAAACCGGAGGGCTGACAAGGATCGATCAGAATTGGTCGCGGCAAAAATGCTTAGTCCAATTACGGAGCTCGAAAGAAAAGCCTCTTACCTATTCGGCTGGTTTTGTTTCGATGAAGAAGAGCCGGTTGATGGGTACGTTAATGTTCTCAGGGCTATACAAGAGCTTGATGTAATGGCTAGAGCTGTTTCCATTGACGACCTGTACCCGTTACTTCACCTGAAAAGCCATGCCGCCAAGAGAACAGCAAGAGCATTGGGGCTAATTCAGAGCTTTTCCGCTGACGCCGGAGCAATAATTTTACATCACACTTGGAACGATATTTCACGGCACAAAACTCATTATAAGCGGTGGGTAGAAATGCTTTCTGAGATCAAAGACCACCTTGCTATCGCTGTATTGGCGTGTGAGGCTGCGGCCTCTACTGGCGCGCCGCGGCCAACTACAGAAGAAATACAAAGGTAGCAGGTGCCACTCTCGTGCTGGCGGGGTGGTGGCAATTTGGCATGGGTTGGGGTATTACGGGTGACCGGCATGTTGCCGACAGGAGAGAATCATGCCCGAAGAAAACCGACCAAGAAACGGACCGATTGGCATTCACATAATCGGACAAGTCACGGACGTGAAGATCTCAGAGAATAAGTTCATCGGGGATATGACCGGTGTGCTAATGGAGGAGCGCGACGGTATAGCGCCTTCAGATATTAGGTTAAGTAAAAATGAGTTTCTAAACCATCCAGAGCAAAAAGCTGAAGCGGCTGAGGGAAAAAGCTGGTTCCGGGAGTACTGGATTCAGCTGTCAGTGGCAGCAACCGTTGCGCTGGGTGGACTGGTTTGGGGATTATTCTTCGGCCCCTAATGTAAGTCGATGCCGGTCTCAGCGAACTTATCAAGCTGTTGCGACCATTTTTCCTTAACTACGATTTCCGGTCGCGACATGTTGGCGAAGCGCGCCGATTCTTCGGCCGACGCCGCGGCCAGATTCAGGATCAACGTCGACACCGTCTCTTGCCATTCCTCGAAGCCGTGGCGCTCGCCGAGGACCAGAAGGGCGTCATCAAGCGCTTTCGAAACGATTAGCGATCGCTTCTCGGCGCCAATCCTGTCGAGCAGCGCCTTCTCCTTGGCGCGCTTGTCCTTCTGCAATTGCGCGTTGCTCTTGGCCATGGCCTACCTCTTCAATTCCGCTGGCCGGCAACTCCAGCCATGCCTGTCGTCTGCGCTGGCGCACCTGGTTGTTGATTCGCCTCATGCAGCCCTCTGTTGATTCCATGCGCCGACGGCATCGAATACCCGAGCGGCTTGTTCTTCCGTCAGCGAGACTGCAGCGGGGATGGCGATCCAGCCTGAGGCCACTCGATGGTTTGGGTTCGATTCGGCGATCAGGTCCTTGTAGGTATCCTCGATCACGTCTTCGAGATGCGCGGCCAGGTAGTTGCCCTGAGGCGCGACCTCGACTGATTTGGTATAGCGGTACCCGCGCTGATCGCAGCACTGGACGCTGAGGTAGATCGTCCAGCGGTGAGGGATGTCGCACACCGCGTCGGCGAGCCTCTGGCCTGGAGGGATGCTTTTGCAGTTCACCCAGTTGATCATTCCCTGGCGGTTGCTTGGGTCGATCTGCACTACTGCAACATGATTGGTGCTGAGTAGAGCCCGGCAAGATCGCTCCATCCTGACGCGCATGTTGTTGGGCTTTCGCTTGCTCACAGTGCCTCCGCCATCTTGCGCAGCTTCTTGCGTTCCGTTCGGCTCAAGCCTTTGTGCTTTCGCTGCAGGACTGCCTCAGGGGCAACACGGGAGGACCTGGCTGGAGGAGGGGCGGCTCGGTAGGTGCCCAGGTCAATAGCCTGACCACCAGATGCAAAGAAGGCAGCCTTGGCTGCCTCCAGTTCGGCCTGGCGCTCAGCGCCGACCAGGATGTAGTTGCTCATGCTTGCCTCACTTGATGCGAATCGAGCTCTCGCCGCGCTCCAGATGTGCCCAGGATGGTTCCGGCATCAGCTCGTGCTCGCAGTCCTCGCCGGCGGCCATACGCTTACGCACTGCCTCGTTGTGATCGCGGATTTCCTTGAGCCGGACGGCGATGGTTTTCTTGTCCGGAGTGATCACGCTTTTCAACGACACGAACTCATCAGGCACGGCCTTCTCGTCATCGACGATCACTTTCTCTGGCGAAAGGGCGAGGGTGATGGTGAACAGCGGGCGCTTGATCGACTTGATGTCCGCGGCCTCCATGTTCCTGCGCAGGTAGTCGCTGATCTGGTCCACAGTGTTCTTCTTGATGCGCTTGAGCTCGTTCAGGCGGTCGACTTCCTTGTCGATGGCATCGATGTCGCCTTCGATGTTCCGGCGCAACATGACGATGCTGTCGGCCTTCACTTCGAACTCGCCTTTGATGCCGTCCATGGTGTCCTGGATGGCCTGACGCAGCCCTTCATCGTCGGTATCTGCCAGGGCGGCCAGTTCGGCCATCTGGCCAGTCAGTGCGTAGAGCTCGGTCATGCTGCACCTTCCATAGAGTCTTCAAGGTCTGCTTTGCGGGCGTCCTTGGCACGGGTGAATTTGAGTTTGTGGGCTTCGCGTTCTGGATCGTTCTGGCGAAGGTCCAGCTTGCGCATGGCCGATTTGTAGAGCTGCTGCAGCTCGTTGAGCGACTGCGCGGTGCCGATCAGATGGAGCGTCTCAGCCAGCCATTCGCGGTACTCGGCGGCCAGTCGCTCCTTCGCTTCGATCTTGTCTTCGGCGCGCTCGATCTCGGCTTCACCCAAGCGCTCGTTGACGTAGTGAATGTCGTCGTAGAGACCCAGGCGAACGTCGGCAGAGAAGCCGAGCTGACTCAAGCATTTGCCGATCGCATCGGTGAGGGACTTCTTCGGCGCGTCGAAGTCGGTACTGATACCGAAGCGATTCTGTGTGATGAAGGGCGTGTGCCCGTAGTGCGTGATCGTCTTGCGCTCACCGTCGCCGCCCAGGTACCACAGGGCGACTTTCAGGGTGTGCACCTGGGCGTGTGCCAGCACTACTCCTTCCTTGTTCAGCAGTGGGCCACCGATGTCGAAGCGCTCCTCGATCACGTCATAACCCCAGCCGGTGCCGCAGGGGCCGAACTTTTCTGTGGCGCGCTTGGCCAGGTACTGGGCATTCACCGCGGTACCCGTGAAACCACCGGGGCCGGTGTATTCCTTGGTGAACTTGGGGTCGGTCTTTTCGACCTCTTCCCAAAGGGCGAGGTTAGGTACGGGCATGACTATCTCCCGCCGCGCAGGTGCGCAGCTTTGAAAGATGTGAGTTATTGGGTGAGGTGATCGGCGAGAGCGCTGATCAGCATTGCGGCGGTGCAGACGGCGAGGGCAGGGAAGGAGCTACGCCAGTAGAGAAAAGCGATCACGACTCGACCAGCGAGAGAAGCCGCTCGCCCAGGGTGATCTTGGCGTTGGCCTGCTCCTTCTTGATGCCGGTTGCCTGGGCCACCTCGGAAAGGGACAGGCCTTCTCGACGGAGTTTCGCGCAGCGGATCGCCAGCTGCTGACCACGCTTGTGTGCGCCGGCGCCGCTCATTGCCGTTGCTCCAGCTGGGCCACGCGATAGCGCAGAACCTGCAGCACTCGGCCGCGGTAACCTGGCTCCGCATACTGTTCAACTGGCGGCCCGAAGAAGCCCCGGCGCTCGGCCAGGCTGTACGCATCGCGCAGGTTGTGAGCGGTGATGTCTTCCAGCTGCTCCTCGGTGAGTGACTTGACTGGGGAAGTGGTCATTCTGCCTCCTTGCGCCGGTGACAGGCTTCCATCAGGCGCTTGCAGTAGTGAGTGAATTCGTCGGTAGTGATTGCCCCGTCAGTGAACAGGCGGGTGATCAGGCTTTGCACCAGGACATCGATATCGGACTGGCTGTTGGGATCGGCAACGCCTTCGAGGGCTTGGTCGATGAGGATGTGTGGGCTCAAAACCCGCACTCCTGCTCTAGGCGCGCCTGCTCCTGCTCAAAGGCTACGGCTGCCTCGGCGTGAGGCTTCAACAGTTCGAGCGCGATGTCCTTCAAGGCTGACTTCTTACCAAGCAGGTACACCGCCAGATCTATCAGGAGCCCTGAGCTGCGAAAGCCCATGACGCCGATCACCAGTTGGCCGAAGGCGTCTTGCTGGTCCTCACCGTCGATCTGGCGCTGGTTCAGATGGTCCTGCACCGCCCTTGCAAAGTCGGCCTGGGTGACCTCGCCACGTTCGGAAGGTTGGTAGCCCCAGGAGATTCGGTAACCCATCAGCAGGCGCTCGGCATTTGCCTCAAGCCATTCCGATTCGGCCAGGTCGTCATCGCTCACCGGTGGCGGCATGCGGTTGTCGTATTCGAGCTGTGCCTTGCGTAGTGCTGACATGATTGCCTCCAGAGTGGCGGGTGCTGGTCCAACAAAAATCGGATGCACTCATCCGCTCCGCTGGTTGCCGATGGGCGCGGAGGGGAGTGCATTCGGGTGGTGTCGGAGAGGGAAGAGGAGAGTAGAGCTTGGGCTTGAACCTCTTCAGATTGGGCGGATCAAATCTGAACAAGGTCAGGCTTCGCCCGGCCGGAGATACTCAAATGAAACGTACAACTGTTTGGATCGTCGCGTTGTCAGCAGCACTGCTTCTCAGCGGATGCTGGCCTTATTGGCATGATGGTGATGGACACGGACGTGATCATGGGCGTGGCTACGATAGAGATCGTGGCGGCCAGGAATACCATCGCTACTAACGCTTAACCCGCACTGGTCGTCACTCTAGCCCTTGCCATGCCTGCAAGAAGAAACACTTGGTTCATTCAGAGAGTGACGACCGATGCGGCCTGGTGCTGGGGAGTACCAGGGATCGGACAGTTAACGACAGGCTGTCGTGGCGCTGGTTGTTCAGACGGCGCTTTCCAGCTCGCAGCATTCTGCGTAATGCGCCATTGCAATCGGCATGTGATAGCTATCCAGCGGCCATTTGCTGACCTTGCACCCTTGTCCGGCTGGGCAATGGAAGACGAACAGCTCACCTTCGTCCGCATCCATTTCCATGCTCACCTGTGCACCGCTGGTGAAGGCGTCCTTGATGATCGTGGTCATACTGTGTTCCTCCGGTTGTTTACCCGCTGCCACCGATCCGGTGGCAGAAGTGAAAAGGCCCGTAGAGAAGTTTTATGTGGGAATACTGATTGGCTGCTGGTCGATGATCGTGATTGATCCTCGATCGGTAACCGCTACTCTGGCCGTCAAACCCGGGTGCATCTCAGCAAGCCTTGGGTGGGCCTTGAAATCGATGACGCTTCCTGTTCGGTCACCAAGACCCAGGAAGATCACGTCACCTATCTGAATTTCGCTTCCGCGCTTCGTTGGCATTTCTGTATCTCCCGGTTGTCATCCCAAGCAGCCCTCGCAAGAAGGCTGCTCAGTGATGCTGTCCGCCGTGACCCGCTACTGGCGTCGGTCACCGGCTCGTATCTCGTTGGTGCGCATCCGATACCACCTGGCCCTTTTCCAGTTCGCACTCATCTGTCAGGTCACTTACCGCGCCGCCGGTAATCGGTGGGCGTAGCTCATTTCCTCCCAATTACCGCCGGGGAAGGCGGGGCGCATTGCATGCCGGGTCGTTCGCACGGTTCGAGCGTTTCGCTCTCGATCAGCCGTACAGGTTGTTCCTGTCGTTGGCGGGCTATCTGACCCGTCTGATCGCCGGTCGCCGGTAGAGGCAATGCGGTCTGTTGGTGTTTCTGTGTTGCGCTGACTGTTAAAGAGCGGCGCGGCTTTCGCTGCTGGGCCTGTGGTGCGTTGGCTTGCGAATAAAAGTAGCAGTGCTGCTATTTTAAGTAAATAGCGCTGCTAATAATATTTTCTTCGGGCGCAAAAAAGCCCGCGCGAGGCGGGCTGTGCAGATATGTTAAGGGCAGGGTGCGAATGCTACCTGTTGGGGGAGGCCCATCTAGCAAGTGTCCAGTAGGTCGACTGACCAATCCTTGGCTCCTTTGCATACTCTGTAGGGCGCTTCAAGCCGACCTGCATAAGATCGTCTCGCACTTGCAGGACGGTCCAGCGAATATCTTTCGCCAAGTTTTTTTGGTGGAAACAATTTTCTCCCGAGGTTCTGTCAGCCCAGGCGGTGAATTCTGATTGGTTATAGTGAAAGAGGGACTGATTGAAATCGGTAGCGGAAACGCAGCCAAAAGCTGAGCCGTCTAGAAACACCAGGTCGTCGGCTGATGCATGAAAGGAAACGGGCGCTGCAATGCGCGAGGGGGCATTAGCCACTGGGAGCAAGTGGTACGCAATCGCGCCGATAATGATTGCCATAAGGCCAGAGCACAGTGCTACGAATAGGGCGTTGTTACCACCTTTCAACGCTACCCCTGAATTTACTTCTGCGGATCCTGTGGCAGAACTCTGGCTTTTTTGGATAACGGGCTCAGGGCCCTCATCAGGCGAAACATCGGCGCCGCAGTGCTTGCACTTGATTGCTGCGCGCTTGATGGTCTCCGCGCACATTGGGCAAATCCTGTCAGATGAGGTGCCGATCGCTGCGGGCTGATTTTGCTCAGTATTCGCCGAAACCGACCATACAAGCGCAGCTACCCATCCAAGCACTGTCCACCCTAGCAACAGATTCACCAGAAAAATCGAGTTGCCGTTGCGGTGCTTGCGCTTTGCAGCTACGAAGGTGGGGGTGAAATATATGACGAAGGCAGCCATTAGGAGCACAAAGCCGGCCACTGGACTTCCACTTTCCATATCGAAACCTGATCCATTGGAATGAGCCATTACTTTACCATCCATGGCAAACAGCCTCCATCGGTGGGGGCTTGCTGGCGTGACGGCGGATCGACTTAGAGGAGAAGCGGGAAGGGCAGATACAAGAAACCCGGCACTGGGCCGGGTTTTATACTTAGTTAGTGTGCTGTTACTTTTTTGGCAGAGATAACCCTTGGTACATATTAGCTATCGTCAGTGCTTCCTGCTTTCCACCAGGGAGCATATTCGCTTTCGTCAGAATGTATTTAGGGAATCTGGTCGGAAGATACTCGGATTTAAACCACTCCCTAAATAGTGGCAACGCAGCATCAGGGTAGGCATTCGGTTTTTGAGGATTGCTGGCTGCCTGTGGATAGTAGCTTGGGTAGTTATGTTCATAGGAAGTTCGAGCGCCGTACTTGGCATCACAACTGTTCTCTGTCCAGTAAGTTCCCCAAAGCTTTCCAACGCTGATGTCAGGGACGGTCTTGTGGTTAACGGAAACATCTGCATTGATGAGGTCAACGATAAGTCCAGTGATCTCGTTGAAAACGCCGAAGTATCCGTTAGGGCAGGAGTTTTTCAGGAGTGAAACTCTATCGTTATAAAACTTCCACTTATCGCCAGGGGTATATTCGAGTGCTTCATAGATAAACTTTCGCAGTCCGTAGGCTGCGAATTTACGATAGTTCTCGAGAGCGGTGTCGTTATTGCTTTTCGACTCAAAGGCGTAGTATTCCAATAGCGCCATGCAGACGATATCTGGATAGCAATAATAGGTTCTACCATCTTTGTTTGTCTCAATGAATAGCTTCGGGTCGTTGTAGCCGTTTTTTCGAAGGTATTCTATGATGAATGATATCCTATCTTTACCTAATACCATGTCATCGTAATGCTCTTCCCATTCTTGAGTAATGGTCTGCAGAACATTCCGAGCCACTCCCGTGATCAGCGATAGACCTCGTTGTGTTAGATACGGGATTCCATTTTCCAAGATCCCCATCTCGACGCCGTTGATGTCCTTCTGAATCTCAACCCCCAAGTCTAGCGGGATCTGCTTTGCTGGGGTGGCCTTTTGCAAGCTCATAATCATCCTTAATTAGTTGATTTATAAAGATTTTAGGACGGCCTGTTGAGGCGTCTCTGATGTATTGGCTAAACCTTCCGTGCATACTCGTTAGCGGCACTCAGGCCTGTAATGTAGCTCTCTTCTCGCTTGACCATCCAGCGCGCTTCCTTTACTCGTTCGTCCTTGCAGCCCGTCCCACTTTCACCTCTTCCGCATACCCCTCAAGCCTGTCTTCGGCTTCTTGGAAGGAGAGGGCGATTTTCATCAGCTTCTGCGCATCATCCTCAAGCCCGGCTTCAGAAAGGCGGGTAGCCACCTGCATGATGTCGACGCCTGACCATTTGAGCAGGGCTGCAGCCTCTTTTCGGTCGCGTCGCAGTTGAGAATTCGGTTTGGTGAGGGGCATGGACGGCTCCTGCGTCTCGCGCGGCGCTAGGTGAGTCAGTCGCGCTATCTGGCTTTGGCGCTCTTGATATCGCTGATTATCTGCTTCGCGATCGCCTGCACCTGCTCTTGAGTCATTGCTGACATAACGCCTTCCCAGGCTGAAGAGGAGGTGTCGTAGGTGCGGGTACCAAGCAGCCTTCCTGAGTTCAGATCGGAGAAGTCCGCGCTGGAGTTGATCCAAGCATTTCCCACCATTACGCCGGCGCCGTAGCGGGCACCAGTGGTCAGATAGCGGAAGTTGGTCACGTTAATCGCGATACCGACGCCGTCACCGACACCTGGCTGCAGCTCTTTGGCTTCGCTGATCTTGTATCCAGCGCGTAGAGCCTCGACTTGGAGGGCATCACTCCAATCTCGCTTCAGCGTAGGCCAGTCATGATTCTGCTGGACCTTGTCATTGCCGCGGAAGTTGACGATCAGGTTCTGCTTGGCTGACTCCTGGATCGCCAACGAGCTGCTACCTCCTGTTTTTACGGAGGCAGCACAACCAGCGAGCACCGATACAGCTACAGCAAGTGATAGGGCGAGAGGGAGCTTTAGGCTTTGCATTGAATGTCCATATCCAAATGGGTGCAGCTAAGAATGTAAGAGTCATAGGCTCGGATTAGCGAGCAAACATCCCCCACCAGAACACATGGCCCAGGATCGAAATTTGTTGCTCCTGGGCTTCGGCGAAGGTGTAGTCCTCATCCGGGTGTTCGTCGCGGTTGAAGCTGCGCAGGCGCAGTCCGGTGGGCAGGCGGTAAACCTGCTTCACGCGCAACTGGCCATTGTGGTTGATCGCATAGAGGTCACCATCGACGATATCGCCAAGCGAGTTCTTGCCGGTGTTCACTCCGACGGTGGCGCCATCGCGTAGCACGGGGAACATACTGTTGCCGCGGACGATCACACACTTGGCATTGCTGAACTGCACATTGTTGCGGCGCAGATCGCTCTTGAAGAAGCGCAGCTTTGCAGTGTCGCTTTCCTCGATGACAAACCGGCCAGAACCGGCTGCCAGCTCTACTTCGCGAAGGAATGGGACGTAGACCTCATCGTCAGGGAGCGGGGTCGCGTCATCCCAGGTTTCGATGGTGCCCAGTTTTATGTCGGGTTGGATGCGTTCTTGCTGCACATTCGCGACGGTAGAAATCAGTCGGGAGCTAACCTCGCTTGCGTCGAAGTTCAGCGCCTTTGCGAGCTTTAGTAGCGCCTCCACATTCAGAGGGACTTTTCCGGTTGCATACTGGCTGAATGCACTCTGACCAGACCAGCCGCACGCTTCCGCAACATCCGCCTGCGTCAGGTTGCGCCCGGCAGCTTTCGCAGCTGATTTCCGCTGCTCGTAGATAGCCTTGAGCTTGGCGCTTTCGGCGACTTCTTCGGGGGTGAGGGGGCGACGTATTTTCATGGGAACAAGATTATTAGCAGAACTGATATTTCTGCAAATAGCGCTGCTAGTATTTTGTTGCTGATAAAAAGCAGCACTGCTACTATTCATGGCAAATATCAAGCCGTGGAAATTCCATGAAAAAGATCCCTTTGAGCAAATACCTAGAAGAGCACGGCACCCAATCCGCGCTTGCGGCTGCTCTAGGCGTGAACCAGAGCGCGATCTCGCAAATGGTTCGAGCCGGCAGAAGTATCGAAATCACCCTTTATGAAGATGGGCGCGTTGAGGCGAATGAGATTCGGCCTATTCCTGCTCGCCCCAAGCGTACAGCCGCCTGAAGCAGATATTTGTTGGCTGTTTGAACAAATGATCGCCCACGCACTGGCAGGGCGCTACGGAAACAAAGCTGAGGTTTTACGAATGGAAGATTTTCTCCGGTCCTGCCAGAGCGCTGTGCTGGACAACGAGGCGAAGGCATTGGCCGCCAAAATGGGGGTTCCTCATGTGAGCCTGCTGCAGCGCGCCAACCCAGACAATGATGCACACCACCTGACGGTTGAACATCTGTTTGGGATCTTGCTTCACACCGGGGACATGCGGCCCCTGGCTGCACTGGCCAGTGAGTTTGGCTTTGACCTGGTGGCTCGTGCCGCGCCGAAGCCGCAGGCCCTGACCAAATCACTGATCAGCGTTGGCAAGGAAGTGGCTGAACTGACCATCGCGGTACATGAAGCCTTGGATGACAACCACGTCAGCGCTTTCGAGAAGTCCCAGATCCGCCAAGAGATTCAGCATGTCCGCCAAAGCCTCGACGTGATGGATGCGTCGGTGAAGGCGGCGTAGTGATGAAAATCACCCAAAGCCAGGTCGTGCAGGTTTCCATTGCAGGCCGGCGCAGCCCTGCGAGCACGGAAATCATCCTCTCAATTACCGGATTGACCCTACCTGAGTTCTGGTTGGAGCTGTGGGGAGAGGATGGTGGTCAACGCTCGAAAATGGGCTATGCCAAGTTCGAGTTGGCTACTACCAATGTCACCGAAGGACTTGCTGAAGGTACGTACCAATTAGCGCAACTGTTGCCGGCAGACGCCCAACCCCCTCATCCAATAATTTCAATGTCAGGTGTTTTATGGCCTCGGCAGAGAGTCCTTTCAGACTTTGAACAAGGCGGCTCTTCTCTTCTGGCGGCGCATCGCTCTCAAGGATTTTCCTTTCTAGAAGTTCGCGAAGGGTGTCCTCATGAATCTTGATCGTGACCACTCCAAGGACTGCGCTAAGCCCTCCGTCATCGGCGAGAAAGTCCATTCCGGACTTCGTGCACTGAATACCGTTGTTGGTATGCAGGGCAAATCCATCACCCGTGAGTTCAATGCATTTTTTGATGAGGCCGTGCTCCGCCAGGTAGCAGAGGTTTGCGTCGACCCTCTCCTTTGTCTCTGCCGCGCCAAGATCGAAGTACAGGCCATACGGGGCAGGGAATGGGTACGCCTCAGCTGCCGCCTCGAGAATCCGCTTCTGAAGAGCTCTATCCAACTTCATTTGTCCGGCCTCCCAGGCCTTCTTGTGTGGAAGCAGAAAGCTATCACGGATGCACCGGACACCCAATTCACTCGCGCCACCAAATCGCAGGCGAAAAAAAACCACCTGGCCGGGTGGTTCTTCGTACTGCAAATCAAAACGATCTGGAGCTGATTATGCAGAGCCAATCCCATTCGAGCAATACCCCTACCAATATCGCGCCACGTTTTCAGGGTTCGCAAAACGTGGCGCGGACTATGTCGTCTCGCGAAATCGCCGACTTGGTCAACTCCCGCCATGACAAGGTCAAGCAATCCATCGAGCGCCTGGTAGATCGCGGTGTAATCGTCCAACCCCCAATGGGGGATGAACAATTCCGTGATTCTCTTGGTCGCCCTCGGACTGAGTGCATCTATCACGTTGGCAAGCGCGACAGCTTTGTAGTCGTCGCTCAGCTCAGTCCTGAGTTCACCGCGGCACTCGTTGATCGCTGGCAAGAACTTGAGGGGCAAATCGCCCAACCTCGCGAGCTTTCTCGCATGGATCTGATTCAGCTGGCCTTTGAGGCCGAGCAGGCCCGGCTTCAGCTGACCATCCAGGTCGAAGCCCAGGCCACCAAGATCCACTCCTTGGAAAACCTGTTCAAGGAAGGCATGACCCACACCCAATTCTGCAAGGGCCTCAACGGGGTCAACGTCATGCAGGTGGGCAAGTACCTGGAGAGCCGGAACTGGCTCTACAACGAGAGCAAGACCGGCCTGCGCCTTCGTGTGGCCTCCTACGCCCGCGACAAGTACATGACCGAGCACCAGCACGAAGTCACTCCCCACGGCAAAGAACCCTTCATTTCCTTCATGCCAGTCTTGCTCAAGAAGGGGGCCGTGCGCCTGTACGACCTGTATCTGGCTGGCGAGCTGCCTATGAAAAAGACCTGGGACGGCCTGTTCACTCACGACAAGGCCTTGCGAGGTGCCGCGTGAGCATGGTGCCTACGACTTCATGTCCTGTATGTGGCGACTCCAGCCAGGAAGCTCGCAACGCCATGTACTGCTATTCCCTTGAGGTGCCAGGTGCCTCTGTCTGCGGAGAGTGTGCCGAACGAATTGCGAACGCCTATAGCAAGAAGCATGGCGGTACCTGGCTTACCTGGCCGAACGAGGAGGCGCCGAGGCCTAAAAAAACTGTTATCGGCCAATCCATAAGAACCCAGGTTTTCGAGCGCGACCTGTATCGCTGCCTGCGATGTGGCGATCACAGAAACTTGCGGGCTGATCACATTTACCCTGAAAGCTTGGGCGGGGAGGCCGTTTTAGAGAATCTCCAAACACTCTGTGCCAGTTGTAATAGCTGGAAGGGCGTGAAGGTCATTGATTTCCGCGGATCGGCGGAGGCCTGAAATGCAATTCACCATCACGATCAACCAGGTGAAGGCGCTCGAGTGGGGGCTGAACTCTCAACAGGCCCTGCTGTTCGCCTTTATCTACGGCTGTCCGAGCTGGACCAAGCCGGTCAAGACTGACGATGGGATCTTCTTCGCGCTGAGTAAGGCCAAGATCATTGAGGAGCTGCCGCTTCTCACCGACAAGCCAGACACTGCCTATCGCATGCTGAAGGCCCTGGAAGAGGCTGGCTTAATCGAGCTTTCCAGCACTTCCAACATCACGCTTTTCCGGCTGACCGACAAGGCCGTCGAGTGGAATCAGAAGCTTGATGGGTCGGAAAAATATCCGACCCCAGCAGAAAACAAAGGTCGGAAAAAAATCCGATCTACCTCGGATAAATCTCCGAGCAAGGTCGGAAAAAAATCCGAGCAAGGGTCGGAAAAAAATCCGACAAATCAGGATACCAATCATCAGGGTACTAATCAGGATACCAGTCAGGACTTGAACGGCGGCTCCGAAGAGCCGGCCGTATCCGATGGGTTGGTGGTACTTGATCGCATTGAGGTGCCCCGAGTCGAAATTCCCGCCGACATGCCGGGCCCGAAAGACCAGACCTGCAAAACCTTCAAGGCCTGGGCGAACTACGCCATGGCCTACCGCAAGCGCTACAGCACTTGGCCGGTGTGGAATGCCAAGGTCGGTGGCCAGCTCGGACAATTGGTCGACCGCCTCGGCGCCGATGTCGCCCACAACGTCGCAGCGCACTACCTGAAAACCAGTGATGCCGCCGTTCTGCGCAAGTGCCACAGCCTCAACGAGCTGCTGGTCAACGCTGAGAGCTATCACACCCAGTGGGTGACTGGGCAGCGCATCAATGGCACCACGGCCCGCCAGCAGGAGCGCACTGAGGCAAACCTTTCCGCTGCTGAGCAGGCCGCTCAATTGGTCCTGGCCAGACGCGAGTCGGGAGAGCGCAATGAGTACCTTTGAAATGAGCGACGCCCAGGTCGCCGGGCTGTCGTCTGCGATCGTTGCTACTGCTGAAGCAATGGGGCATGAGATGAACCCCGGGACCGCGGCGATCATGGCCGAGGATCTGTGCGCTTATCCGGTGTCCGTTGTCCGTGCAGCGCTGAAGGCCTGCCGGCTTGAGGTGAAGGGCAAGCTGGTCATGGGCGAAATCATGCAGCGCGTCCAAGCAGCTGATGGGCGCCCAGGAAAGGATGAGGCCTGGTCAATCGCCCTTACCGCTGCCGATGAGATCGAGACTGTGGTGATCACTTCGGAGATTCTGCAGGCCATGACCGCCGCAGCGCCAATCCTCAGGTTGGGCGACAAGGTGGGAGCTCGCATGGCGTTCATGGACGCATACACGCGCCTGGTGACGGCCGCCAGAGCTGAGTCTGCCCCGGTGTGCTGGTCTGTGTCCCTGGGTTTTGATCCTGGTCGTCGGGTTCTCGCTATTGAGTCAGCTGTCCGGATGCAACTGATCACTCAGCAGGCCGGTACCCAGTACCTGGCCGACCTGCGCATTGCGCCGATCACCTCTGACGGCCAGGCCATAGCCGGCCTGCTCACTGGTTCCCCAGTTGAAGCATCACCCAGCCTTCGCAAGAAGCTCGCCGAGGTCCGCGAGATTGTCGACGCGGCCAAGGCCCGGAATGAGCGCCTGCGCCTCAAGAAGGTCAAGGCGGCGCGAGTCGACACTTATCTGCGCAAGCGCAAGGCTCGAAAGGCCATCGCTGCCGCTCAACGCAAGGAGGCCAATCATGGCTGAGCTCGCCCTTATTCGCACCGCCCAGGGCCTGGTACCGGCCACTGAGGCAGACCGTGAAACCATTCAGTGCTGGAAGGCTGGCCAGGTCATCCACGGTAAGTTCACCAAGATGAGGAACGCTCGGTTCCACGGCAAGTTCTTCGCGATGCTGGATCTGGCTTGGGAGTACTGGGAGCCGGTCGGTGGCCTGATCCCGCGCCAGGAGATGCGGGGTATCCGAGGTCTGGCAAAGTTCTTCGAGGCGCAGAACGGCAGACCAGGGCAGCTATCGAATGCGGTTGATGCCTACATCGCCGGGCTTGAGCAGGCCCGCGCAGAGCGTTTCCCCTCAGTCGACAAGTCCCGCGAAGCCTTTCGTGAGTGGGTGACCATCGAGGCCGGCCATTTCCACCTGGTGCGTACCCCCGACGGCGTCCGCAAAGAGGCCAAGTCCATCAGTTGGGCCAATATGGACGACACCCAGTTCGAGCCCCTGTATCGCGACGTCTTCAACGCCTGTTGGCGCCTGGTGCTGTCCGCGCACTTTGAAACCGAAGAGGCCGCCCTGGCGGCTGCTGATCAGATCGGGAGCTTTGCGTGATGCGAGTAGCCCTGAAGGCCACCAAAGCGCCCAAGCCCAAGAAGTGCAAGAACCCATCCTGCGGCGTCAGCTTCACACCGCAGCGCCTGGGTCAGGCGGTGTGCAGTCCGCGGTGCGGCCTGGCTATCAAGGACGTGAACCAGGAGAAGGCGCGCAAGTCGCTGGCTCAGGTCCAGCGCCAGGAGATAAAGGTACGCAAGGAGAGACTGAAGACCAGGGCGGACCACCTCCGAGAAGCCCAGGCCGTGTTCAACGAATGGGTACGCCTGCGCGACGCTGATCTCCCTTGCGTCAGCTGCGGTCGGCACCACGACGGCCAGTACCACGCCGGCCACTACCGCACTGTAGGCGCGAACCCAGAAATTCGCTTCGAACCCTTGAACGTCTGGAAGCAGTGCGCTCCATGTAACACGCACCTGTCCGGCAACTTGGTGAATTACCGACTTTCGCTCCTGGAGCGAATCGGCGCCGAGAAACTGGAGTGGCTGGAAGGGCCGCATCCCGCATGCAAGCACACCATCGAAGAGATCAAGGCCATCAAGGCCGACTACCGCGAAAAGATCAAAGAACTGAAGAGGGCTGCAGCATGATTTACCCAGGCGTTCTAAGCGCAGTTGTTTCGGCCCTCGCCGCCGAAGCCATCGACAACACCAGCAAGCAGGCGTGGCAGAAACTTTACAACTCGGCCGACGAGGAGGAGGGCGGTGATCTGGCCACCCTGGTTCGCTCCCGAGGAGCAGAAACCATCGACCGCACCCAGGTGGATTGCTGGGTATCGGCTAGGCTGCACCATGGCCTGGAGCCTAAATACTGGAATGCGCTTGTGGCCAAGTACAGCACTCACAAGGGGCGGAAGGTGCAAGCAATCTCGGCGCTGCAGGCTCTGATCAGCACCCCGGCCCCGAAGCTGTTCCTGTTCAAGGCTACCACTGCCTGGGCCATTCCCCAGCTCAAGGGGGCACGGCAGAAGGTGGCGGCATCCGTGTCGATCGAGATTCCTCTTGATGCGCCTGCGTGGCGCCGGGAGTCGATGGTGAAGGGGGCAGTGGCGGCCGGTCAGGCCAAGGCTAAGAAGGACGAAACCCGATCCGCCGACATGATCGTGCTGAAGGACAGCTTCTACGACATGAACACCTGGGACAACGACGGCACGCCGGAGTCGACACGGCGTCGGTGGCGTCTGGAAATTGGTCGGGCTGCTGATGACTTGGTGAACGAGGCCCTGGCGCACGCCGCCGAAATTTTGGAGGCTGAAGGTTTGCTGATTGAGCAGGCAGCGTAATCGCCTGTTGACACCAGTGAGCGGATGAGCGAAATTAATCCCATCCTGTCATTCCTGCGCGTTATGGATTGATCAAAGAAAGCCCGGCATGAAGTCGGGCTTTTTCATTTGAGGCAAAGGAAGATGCGGGCTCTATTACTTCTCGGAATGCTGCTCTCGCCATTGGCGTTTGCCGACCTGACTGAACCCTTGCATGACTGCAACCAGCCGGACGTGCCGTACGAGTTTCAAGACCAGTTCGAGCGCGACCAATTTCAAGCTGATGTTGAGGAATACAAAACGTGCATCATCGACTTCGTAGAAGAGCAGCAGGACGCGATTCGGAAACATAAGTCCGCAGCCGATGACGCCATTGAAGAATGGAACTCGTTCGCCCGATCGACATGATTACCGTGCAACTTTTCAAAGCCCCGCCAAGCGCGGGGTTTTTATTGCCTCGAATTTACCTGTAGCCAGGACAGCCCTCGGGAATGCCTGGACGTCGATAGCCGGATAGTGCGACGTACGGAATCAACGCCGGCAGCCCGCGCACTCTGACCTCGCATGGTTGTGAATAGGTGCGATAGGGCGTCGACGCCGGGAGCGTTATCGGCAGAGTGAGATTTGTAGGGATGGGAATCAGCTTGCAAAATACTGGTTACATATACAGTGTCTTGCTAAGATAGTTACTCTACTCCTCGAGCGAATCAGAAGTGAAAACCAGCATGTCGTTGGTGCTTACCTTCCTAGGCTCGCGTGAAGGCCTTGAGCTTCGAGTAATCGCCAAGAGCGGCTATATGCGGCATCGGCCGTGATTATTGAGAAGTTCAAGGAGATCCACTCATGCAACCAGTTAAGATCGGTGAAAAATTCTATCAATTGAAAGGCTACACAGGAGCCTATGTCACTGTTATTGATGCCTCACAAAACACAGCAGGGGTAACCATTCGAACCTGCTCTGTGACTGGCGGAATACTTTTCACAGGCACGGTGAAACCTACGAACCCCAATGGATACCAGCTATATCATGCGTTCTATAAGGCTACGCTCGCAGGGTGGTCGACTATTCCGTATGAGGTGTTTGTGCCAGCTGGCCAGGGTGTGTATTGGGCGCCGGAAAACGACTTGTCTTGGATTATGATGACCTACGATATGCAGCCCTAAGCAGCCATTTGTGCTCGGAACCAAATGAGCTAATTCTAGGCTGTGCTTAATAGATGAGCCTCGGCATCCGCTGGGGCTTTTTCATTTGCGCTCCCCGAAAGGGAGGAATCGAGTATGTCCAACATGCCAGAAAAGAACCCTGACCTGTGGGCGGCAGCACTGGCATGGTTTGCGGTCCATCAGCCCCAGATTTATGCGGGTGGCACGGCTGCCATTGTTGCCGTTTTCCGCGTGATCTATGGCGGGGGTAGCGGACGCAAGATGGTGCTTGAAGCCGTCATCTGCGGCCTGATCGGCTCCAGCCTGATCCCTCTGCTTGAGTACTTCACGCTCCCGGCCAACCTGGCCACCTTCGCTGGCTGCATGGTCGGCTTTGTTGGAGTAGAGAAGCTGCGGGACTACTCCGATCGGTTCATGAGTCGCAAGGCCGAGGGCTGATCCGCGCCACGTTTTCTAATACGCCAAATTGTGGCGCGCAATCATGAGGAGTCACCGATGGACAACCAGCACAAGAAAATCACCGGCTACCGGGACCTGAGCCAGTCCGAAATCGACGGCATGAACTCGATCAAGGCCCTGGAGGCGGATGCCGGCGAGCTGTTCAAGCAGATTGGTCAGATCGAGGGTGTTGACCAGCGCCTGCTGGCCCCGGCCAAGACCAACCTGCAGCAGGGTTTCATGTGGTTCGTGCGTTCGATCGCTAAGCCGACTGACTCGTTCGCATGAAATCAGCCATACGGTTCGCTCAAGGCTGGAGGGTAACGCGTATCTAGAGGAAGTCCTTGTCGTAAATGTCGAGGGCCTTCTGGCACGGAATTTCCACTGATTCGTTGTTGGCGGTTTTGAACATTATCAGCGTGTCCAACGGACCGCTGCTCAGCACTACAAGGAAATCTCTGGGGCTAACAGCGACGGCACCGCGCACAATGACTTTGTCAGAGAATCCAGCTGCCATCAGCTTCTCCCAGGCTATCGCATGCTTCTCTTTTGCGGTTTCGAGCTTGGTTTCCGGTATCGAGCCCTCTTGTGCGATTGCAACTTTCGCTGCAACGAACAAAGCTATCAGATCCTTCGCATTTTCATCGGTCATCAGAACGGTGCCTGTTGGAAGACGGGAGCTTCTACATGGGGCTGATTCTTAATTTTTCAACCGTGAGCGTACAGCTGTGAGTCGACCGATCCCGCCCGGAAGTCTGCTCGAGGCAGTGTTCCTAGAGCTGCAACCTGCTCCTGAAATTTGGCAATGGGTACAGAGCGAGATCCTGGCCGACACCGGCAGCATCCACAACGAAGACCACGCTCACCTGATCGACGCCAACATAGGCGTGCTGTGGGCATCAACTGGGTTCGCCAAGCAGGGACGCATAGTCCTTGGCCAGGCTGAGCAGCTGATGTTCCGTGCTGGCGGATGGCAGAAGGCCCGGCAAGAGCAGCAGATGCGTGAGTGGTTCGGCGAAGAGCCGGACTTCCTTATCACGCTGGTTGCAGACTACTGCGCCCAATGCTCTGACGCTGAGTTCTGCGCTCTCGTTGAGCACGAGCTATTCCACATCGCACACAAGCTCGACAAGTACGGTGCGCCGGCCTTCACCCAGGACGGCATGCCCAAGCTTGAGATGCGCTCACACGACGTCGAAGAATTCGTCGGAGTGGTGAGGCGCTACGGTGCAAGCCACGACGTACAGCAGCTGATCGACGCTGCAAGTCGGCCGCCTGAGGTGGCCAAGATCAACATATCGAGGGCCTGCGGAACCTGCCTACTCAAGTCGGCCTGATTTTTGACAGGTTTTGACGGATGACAAACCCATGGCAGTACTACGAAGCGAGGTCAAAGCCTTCATTGTTCAGGCTCTGGCCTGCTTCGATTCACCCAGTCAGGTGGTGGAGGCTGTCAAGAAGGAATTTGGGGTCGAGTTGAGTCGCCAGCAGTGCGAGTCGCATGACCCCACCAAGTATGCAGGCAGGGGCCTGGCCCAAAAGTGGGCTGACCTGTTCCATGAGTGCCGCAAGCGATTCCGCGAAGAGACAGCCGATATCCCAATCGCCAACCGCGCGTTTCGCCTCCGTGGCTTGGCCCGGATGGCCGAGAAGGCCGAGAGCATGCGCAACCTGGCCCTGACTGCCCAGCTTTACGAGCAGGCCGCCAAGGAGTGCGGGGATATGTACGTCAACCGGGCCCGCAAGGAAGAGCCGGACGACGAGCCGCTGATCCCGACCCGGATTCAGGTCGACGTGGTGGATGCGAGGAAGCCGAATGCCGAGCCTTAACATTCCTCAGGCTCAGTTCCTCACGCTGCCCCACAAGTTCCGCGCTTTCGTTGCTGGCTTCGGATCGGGTAAGACCTGGGTAGGCTGCTCTGCGCTGAGCAAGCACTTCATGGAGTGGCCATGCGTCAACGCTGGCTACTTCGCGCCAACCTATCCGCAGATCCGGGACATCTTCTATCCGACCATGGATGAGGTGGCCTACGACTGGGGGCTGAAGACCAAGATCAACCAGGCGAACCATGAGGTTCATATCTACAGCGGCCGGCAATGCCGCGGCACTGTGATCTGCCGGTCGATGGAGAAGCCCCAGACCATCGTCGGCTTCAAGATCGGCCACGCCCTGGTGGATGAGCTGGACGTGCTGACGTCGATCAAGGCGCAGCAGGCCTGGCGCAAGATCATTGCCCGTATGCGCTACAACCTGCCGGGCCTGAAGAACGGGGTAGACGTCACCACGACGCCCGAGGGCTTCAAGTTCGTCTTCCAGCAATTCGTGAAGCAACTGCGTGACAAGCCGGCGTTCAAGGAGATGTATGGCCTGGTCCAGGCCAGCACCTTCGACAACGAGCTGAACCTGCCCGACGACTACATCCCGTCGCTGATGGAGTCGTACCCCGAGCAACTGATCAGGGCCTACCTGAACGGCCAGTTCGTCAACCTGACGTCCGGATCGATTTACCACGCCTACGACCGCAAGCTGAACCAGTGCTTCGACACGGTGCAGGCTGGCGAGCCGCTGTTTATCGGGATGGACTTCAACGTCGGCAAGATGGCGGCGATCACCCACGTTAAACGCGACCAGGGGCTGCCCAGGGCAGTAGATGAGCTGATCGATGGCTACGACACGCCGGACATGATCCGCCGCATCAAGGAGCGCTACTGGCAGCACGACGGCAACGACTTCAAGAAGACGTGCGAGATCAGGATCTACCCGGATGCTTCGGGCGACTCGCGCAAGTCGGTCAACGCCAGCATGACGGACATCGCCATGCTCAAGCAGGCCGGTTTCTCTGTCATCGCGCCGGCGGCCAACCCGCCAGTAAAGGACCGTATCAACGCCATGAACGCCATGTTCTGCAATGCCCAGGGCGAGCGGCGTTACCTGGTGAACCCGTTTACCTGTCCGACCTACGCCGACGGCCTGGAGCAGCAGGTGTGGGCGCCCAATGGCGAGCCCGACAAGTCGCAAGGAAACGACCACGCCAACGACGCCGGCGGCTACTTCATCCACAAAGAGTTCCCGATTGTGAAACCGGTCACCTCGCTGAATATGGGATTTGCCCGATGACAGACGTCACTTTCACCCGCCCCGAGTACGACGCGGCGAGAAACCGCTGGCGCTTGGTGCGCGACGTCTGCAAGGGCTCGGAAACCATCAAGGCTGCTGGCGAGCGATATCTGCCGCGGCCGAATGTTCATGATACGAGCAGGGAGAACCGGGAGCGCTACGACGGTTACAAGCAACGTGCGGTGTTCTACAACGCCACCGGCCGGACCAAGCACAGCCTGGTGGGTGCTGTATTTCGTACTTGGCCGACGCTGACGGTCCCGGGCGCGCTCGACTACGTGGCCAAGGATGTCGACGGCCAGGGCGTAAGCATCTACCAGCAGTCCCAGTCGGTGATTGGGCACCTGCTTGAGGTAGGGCGTCACGGACTGTTGGTGGACTACCCACAAGTTGATGGTCAGGCCGTGAGTGTTGCCGATATGGCGTCTGGCCGGGTCCGTTCGACGATCAGCAGTTACCCGACGGAAGCGATCAAGAACTGGAAGACTCGCAAGGTTGGCGGCCAGCACCTGCTGAGCCTGGTGGTTTTGGAGGAAAAGGTCGATGTCGACACCGATGATGGCTTCGGCAGCAAGCAGGTAACCCAGTATCGCGTGCTACGTCTGGATGCGGATGGAAACTACACCCAGGAGGTGTGGGAGGAGGGCTCTGGTCAGACCTCCATGGTCATAGCCCCTTTCACCCCGTTGAACGGCGCGGGCCAGCGGTGGAGGGTGATCCCTTTTCAGTTCCTGGGAAGCGAGAACAACGACGCGAGCATCGACGACTCTCCGCTATACGACATGGCTGAGATCAACATCGGGCATTACCGCAACAGTGCCGACTATGAGGACGCGGCTTACCTGATGGGCCAGCCCCAGGTGTACATGGCCGGCCTTGATGAGCAGTGGGTGGAGATGCTGGAGAAAAAGGGGATCTACTTCGGTTCCCGGGCCATTCTGCCTCTGCCTCAGAACGGAACTGCCGGCATTCTCCAGGCCCAGGCCAACACCATGATCAAGGAAGCCATGGACGCCAAGGAGGATCAGTTGATCGCCCTCGGCGCCAGGCTGATCGAGCGTGGTAGTGCAGTGAAGACAGCCACCCAGGCCGACAACGACAGCGCCGCGGAGCACAGCGTGTTGTCCTTGATCGTGAGCAACGTCAGCGAGGCTTATTCGCAGTGCCTGGAATGGATGGGCGAGTTCCTGAACGTGGCCGGCGAATCGCTCTACAAGCTGAACCAGGACTTCACTCAGATCAGCCTCGACCCCGCGATTCTTGCTGCATTGTTCAACGCTGTGCAGGGTGGCCGGCTGCCTGAGGCTGACTTCTGGCAGTACCTGCGCGACCGCGGCGTCATCGATCCGGAGAAGACCGACGACGAGATCCGAGATGAACTGCAGACCGCTGATGCGGGCCCGCAACTGGATGACCTGACCGGAGGGTCTGGCGATGGCGGCAAACCAAGCGATCCTTGATGCCACCATCCGGCACGCTGTCTTCCTTGAGCAGCTGAAATCGGGAGAGGTCGAGAAGTTCGGCCCTTTTCTCAAGGAGATCGACAGATCGATCCGTGACCGCCTGGCACGCGCTGACCTCACTGAGTACACCGCCCGGCGCCTTGAGGTGCTGCTGCAGGAAGTCGATAGCTTGCTGCTGGGCATCTTCGACCGGTACAGCGAGAAGCTGAACCTGGACCTGGTCGACATCGCAAACTATGAGGCGCAGTTCGAGGCTACCAGCCTGACCCGGGCGGCACCGGTGGGTGTGTCCTTTGAGGCTGCTGTCCCAGGCGCAGCAGCGATCAGGGCGGCGATCCTCTCCAATCCGCTCAGTGTGCGCGGTGTGGATGGCGGGAAGCTGTTGAAGTCGTTCATTGATGGCTTCACCACCACCGAGCGGCAGCGCCTCACGGGCGCGATCCGGCAGGGCTTCTTCGAAGGGCAGACCAACTTCCAGATCATCAAGAACATCCGCGGGACCAAGGCGCTCAACTACAACGACGGCATTCTGGCCACGACCAACCGCAACGCCGGCGCCGTTGTGCGGACAGCAGTGCAGCACGTCGCCACCCAGGCGCGCATGGAGACGCTGAAAGAGAACTCCGACGTGGTCCAGGCCGTGGAGTGGGTCAGCACGCTGGATTCGAAGACCACGCCTCAGTGCCGAACGCTCGACAAACATCGGTTCAAGCTGACCGAAGGGCCCAGGCCGCCGATCCACATCAACTGTCGCTCGACGGTGGTGGCGGTGACCAGATTCAGCAAATTGTTTGCTGAGGGTGCTACGCGCGCCTCTATTGGGGATGATGGACCGCAGCAGGTAAGGGCGGATCTTAGCTATTACGAGTGGCTGATGCAGCAGCCGAGCGCGTTTCAGGATAAGGCGATAGGCCCTAGCCGCGCCAAGCTGCTGCGTGATGGCGGGTTAAGCGTCGTGCGATTCAACGAGCTTCAGTTGGACCGAAATTTCTCACCCCTAACCCTTGAGCAAATGAAAGCCCTAGAGCCGCTTGCATTTGAAAAGGCAGGGCTGATATAGCCCGCTTAGCCGGTTAGTCGACGAGTTCAATCGCATTAACGGCGCGGGTAAATACGCCTTCGTAGCGTTGCTTGCAACGGCGAAACTTTCCAGTCGATACCAATGCATCAATCACTTCGGTCGTTGCTTGCATGGTGTTTTTGTAGCGCAGGTCATCAATGAATTCGCGACGGATGATCGGGTCCAGGGTCATGAGCTGGTTCTCCGGATAAGCCGTATAGACCTGAGCTCGTTGGTTGATAGCAAGGTGCTTGATGCCGTGCTTTTGCAAATAGCTCACCAGGTCAGGCACATGCAGATAAGCATTAAGACCGCCATAAGGAAGTTTGATCATGGTTTGATCCTCGTTAACAAGTGGGTGGGTTTGAGCCGCTGGCTCTAAAGCTGACCTACCTGCTACGAGATCCCGATACGCAGCGATTGGCATCACTGCAAAGATCGCTTCGCCGTTTTCACCATGAATGAATTGTACCGAGCTCATTTACCGTTCCTTTTGCTTCGTTGTGATTCCAATGTAATTACAATGAAGAATTAAATCAAGTTTTTTCTTCGCAGGCAGGGCCTGCATCTACGTCTCCGGGAGACACCTCATGCTGAAATTCCAACTGGATACCCTGGAAGGGGTAGACGAATCCGTGCGCGCTTTTTACACCGAGAAGGATGGCAAGTACGTCCTGGGCATTGAAGGGTTGCCACAACCAGAAGACGTATCCGGCCTGAAGTCGAAGGTTGAAGAGCTGCTGGCTGAGAAGAAGTCCGAAGCCGACAAGCGCAAGGCAGCTGAAGAGCAGGCTCGCCTGGAGCGCGAAGAGGCGCTGCGCAAGTCTGGCAACGTCGAAGAACTCGAAAAATCCTGGTCCGAGAAATACAGCCGCCGCGAGGCGGAGCTGAATGGTCAGCTTGAGTCGGAACGCAACACCCTGCAGGGCCAGATCCGGGATCTGACCGTGGGGCGTACTGCTACCGAGATCGCCACCACCCTGGCCATCCCAGGCAGTGCAAAGGCATTGCTCCCTCATATCGAACGCCGACTGAGCGTCGAGCAGCGCGACGGTAAACCAACCGTGGTCGTGCTGGACCAAGCCGGCAAGCTCTCCGCAACCACGCTGGAAGAGCTGAAGAATGAATTCACGAAAGACCCTGCGTTCGGTCCTCTGATCGCAGGCAGCAAGGCATCGGGCGGCGGGGCCGGCGGTGCTGGAAATGGCGGTGGGGCCGCTCTGAAACGCTCCGAAATGTCCTCAGTCGCCAAGCGTGAGTTCATCACTGCAAACGGCCAGGACGCCTATCTGAAATTGCCCAAATAATGGAGTAACCCATGGCGACTACCGTCAACTCGGACATGATCGTCTACAACGATCTTGCCCAAACCGCTTACCTGGAGCGCATCCAGGATGTGATCGACATCTTCAACGCCTCTTCCAACGGCGCCCTGGTGCTGGACAACGAACTGATCGAAGGCGACCTGCGCAAGCGTGCTTTCTACAAGCTCGGCGGCTCCATCGCTCACCGTGACGTGAACTCGACAGCCGCGGTTGCCGGCCAGAAGATCGGCTCCGGCGAAATGGTCGGCGTGAAGGTGCCGTTCAAGTACGGCCCTTACGAGACCACCGAGGAGGCCTTCAAGCGTCGCGCACGCTCGCCGGAAGAGTTCTCCGAATTGGTGGGTCAGGACTATGCCGACGCAGTGCTGGAAGGCTACATCCAGTACGCCATGGCCGCGCTGAAGGCTTCCATCGGTGCGAACCCCAGTATGGTCACCAAGGCCAGCTTCGCCACTGACGGCAAGAAGGCGCTGACCAAGGGCATGCGCAAGTTCGGCGATCGCTTCGGTCGAATTGCACTGTGGACCATGGACTCGGCCACCTACTTCGACATGGTCGACCAGGCCATCACCGAGAAGGTCTACGAAGAGGCCGGCGTGGTTATCTACGGTGGCCAGCCCGGCACCATGGGCAAGCCCGTTCTGGTATCGGACACTATTCCGACCGAAACCATCTTCGGCCTGCAGGCTGGGGCAATCAAAATCACTGAGTCGCAGGCTCCGGGCTTCCGTTCGTACCCCATCAACACCCAGGAAAACTTGGCGATGGGCTTCCGCGCTGAGGGCACCTTCAACTTGGACCTGCTCGGCTACAGCTGGAAGGACGCCACCGGTGGGGTGAACCCGAACCTGGCCGCGATCGGCACCGGTGCCAACTGGACCAAGTACGCCACCAGCGACAAGGTCACCGCTGGCGTTCTGATCGATCTGTCCGCGCCTTAATCAGCGCCTTCCTCAGCAAGCGGTTCGTCCTGAGCCGCTTTGGAGACTCCTATGGAATTGACTTACTCTGCGCAAACCACGGACTTTGATCCCGATAAGCGCTATCGCAACCCGCAGTACTTCGATAAGCCAGAGACTGGTGTGACCAAGGTCACTGTTGTGGGTGATTGGCCGGTTGTGGTCGAGGCTTACAAGGCCGTCCAGGTTGAGGTGGATATCGTCGAACCCGGTGGCGCTGTTGAAACTGATCCGGCCAAAATGGGTGTGGCAGATCTGCGTGAGTGGCTCACTGCCCAGGGCATTGAGTTCGATCCGAAGGCCCCGAAAGCCGAAATTGTGAAACTCATTCCAGCGAGCTGATTTATGGCACTGATAGTCGAGGACGGCACCGGGAAGCCTGACGCTGAAAGCTACGCATCCGCTGAGGATCTGGCCATGTACGCCGTGAAGTTCGGTGTGACCATCCCCGCTGAGGTGCCTGCCCAGGAAGCCTTGCTTCGCCGCGCGGCTCTGGCAATGGATGGCATGACCTGGAAGGGGCGCAAGACCAGCAGCGAGCAGGCTCTGGCTTGGCCGCGCCGGGAAGTTCTGCTGGATCAGGAGATCAAGCCCAATAACTACCTGCCGGCGCGGATTCAGTACGGCCAGATGGCCCTGGCTGCCGAGATCCATCAGGACGACGTCGACCCGATCGAGAAGCGCAAAGGCGCGGTAACCCTGGAGCGTGTCGAAGGTGCGGTGACTCGTGAGTACGCCTCCATCCCGAACACCAGCGGCCGACTGTTGCCGGCGGCGCCGGACCGGCCGAGCGCCACGCAGTTTGCTGATTACCTACAGAAACGCGGGCTGTTTGCAGTGCGCGCATAGTTGAAACGGAGCCACCATGGCCTTCTACGACGAAATGGCCGTGATGGCTCTGGAGATGATCACGGAGTTCGGCCAACCCGTAACCATCCGCGACATCAAGCCCGGCGAGTACGATCCTGATACCGACTCGGCCGGCCCTGACACCATCATCGAGCAAACTGCTCAGGGCATCCTGCTCGACTTCACAGGCCTGGAGTTCCAGAACAACAGCCTCATCAAGCAGGGCGACAAGAAACTCAAAGTTGCCGCTCAGGGGCTTGAGTGGGCGCCGGATCTGCTGAATAAGGTGGTCATTCAGGGTCGGACCTGGTCCATCATCCCGCCGCTGAAAGAGATCAACCCAGCCGGCAAGCCGATTCTGTACGAGCTGCAGGTGCGGTCATGAACCGCTACGCCGGCAGGAACGGCAGCTTCGCCGAGAACATCCGCCAGTTCGCCGAGCAGGCCCAGGCCGGCATTGACGCCACCTTTCGCGAGATCGTGATCGAGATCGGCAGCAGCGTGATTCGCATGTCTCCGGTGGGCAATCCGGATATCTGGGCCGCCAACGTGGCGCACCGCGCTGCCAACACACGGGCAGCCGACGACTACGACTTCAAAGTGTCGGTGCGCAACACACTGATCAACCTGGACGAAAGCAACTTCACCAAGGCCGGCAAGCTGCGCCGCGGGGTGAAGTACGCCAAGCCCCTGACCAAGACCGAGCGCGACCAGAACTTCAACGTGAACGGACTGGCGGCCGGCAAAGACTATGTCGGCGGTCGCTTCCGGGGAAACTGGCAGTTCTCGATCGATACACCCGCCGACGGCACGCTGGATCAGGTCGATCCTTCGGGCGGTGTGACCCTGGCCAAGCTGCGGCTGCAGGTAGGGCAGCTGACCGCCGGCCAGACAGCCTACATCGTGAACAACCTGCCTTATGCGGTGCCGCTTGAATACGGGCATTCAAAGCAGGCCCCCGGCGGCATGGTTCGAATCACGCTCGCCAGATTCCAGCAGATCGTCGACGAAGCCATCAGGAACAATCAGGTATGAGCCATAACGTGATCGCCACTATCTACCAGGCCCGGGTTGTCGCCTGGGCGAAAGCCAGGGTTCCGCCGCTGAAAGTGATCGTCGAGAACGAGGTCTACACGCCGAAGGACGGAGAAACCTACCTCCGGGTCTACACGCTGCCGGCGGATACTGCGAGCAACACCCTGGGCGGCGATCACCGGCTGTATACCGGCGTCTTCCAGGCCAGCGTTGTAACGCCATCGGGCAAGTACCGCGGTCCTGCTGTAGGCCTGGCTGATGAGATCAGTGCGCTGTTTCCGCTGTATGAGCGGAACGAGAAGGCCGGCCTAACGGTGGTCACCATGACACCACCAGACCAGGGCCCGGGTATTCAGGGAGAGACGACTTACACCGTGCAGGTGTCCTTCCAGTACCGCGCCGATACCAACTGATCGTCATCACGCTAGAATCGCGTGCATGCAGATTGGGTGATCAGGGTTACGCCATGGATGAAGCAACAAAAGCACGCTTACAGTGGCTGGATGAGTCAGCCGATAACCACGGCTGGAACAATCGAGAGGAAGTCAGTGCAAGTGAAAGATGCATCTGTAGCGCCTGCGGCCAATGGTCTGTTCCAGCTCAAATAACGAGATGGTACGAAGACAAGCATGCTTGTTGCCCTCACTGTGGACTGGCCGGCGTTGTCGTTGGATCCAAGTCTGGACTGCCACTTGAAGAGTACGAAGGTTGCCGATTTCCTGAGTAGCGCTTCTGCTCCATAAATCGCCCTTCGGGCAACCCTACAAACCCGCCATTGAGCGGGTTTTGTCATTTCTGAAGAGAGGAAACACCCAATGGGCTACAAAATTCCCAATGGCGGCACCTTCCAGCACGCCGCGACTTACGCCACCGCTCTGTCCTTCACCGCAATTTCCAACGCCTCCGAGGCGGTCGCCACCGTTGTGGGCGCCGACCTGGACGCCGGCGATATCGTGCTGCTGACCTCCGGCTGGAGCAAGCTGGACAACAAGGTGGTGCGCATTAAAGCCGCGACTGCCACGGCGATCACCCTGGAAGGGATCGATACCACCGATACGCAGCTGTTCCCGGCTGGCAACGGTGCAGGCACCATGAAAAAGATCCTCACCTGGGTACTGATTCCGCAGGTCACCGACCTGGCTTTCTCCGGCGGCGAGCAGAACTATCTCGACGTCACCTTCCTGGAAGATGACCAGGGCAAGCAGATCCCGACCGACAAGTCCGCGGCGAGCATGGTGCTGACCATCGCAGATGATCCGGCTCAACCCTTCAACGCGGTGCTGATGTCGGCTGATGCGGGCAAGAAGGTGCAGGCTGCAAGGCTCAACCTCCCGGGCAATGACACGCTGCTGTACGGGGCCTACACCTCGTTCTCCAAGCAGCCGGCGGTATCGCGCAACAACCTGCTGACTCGGACGGTCAACCTGGCGCTGCAGTCCGAGCCGACTCGCTACCTGACCGCGGTGGTGTAACCCATGGCTAAGTTCTCGCTGATCCAGAATCCAACCTTCAGGGCTGACGTGCTGATCCCTCAGTTGGGCGGCGAGCCGGTGAAGGTGGGGTTCGAGTTCAAGTACCTGGACCGGACCGGCCTGGCCGAGCTCTACGCTGAGTGGGGCGAGCGCCACAAGGCCCTGGGGTTGAAGGCTGACGAGATGGATCTGAAAGCCTTCACTGCAGCTCAGATCGACCTGCAGGTGGACCAGGTGAAGGCTGTGGTGGCCGGTTGGGACTTCGAAGAAGAGTTCAACGACCAGAATATCCGCATCCTGGTCACCTCGATTGTCTCGATACCCAGCGCGGTATTGGCCGCATATTCCGAGGCGTTCAACCAGGCCCGCCTGGGAAACTCCTAAGCGCCGCGCGCGCACTCTACGAGCAAGGGCCTTCGGCTGAAGAGCTGAAGACCTTTGGCTTTCAGGTGGGTGATCTCACCGGCCAGGACTGCGAGGTCTGGCCAGACAACTGGCCGGCCTTCACCGTTTTCGAAGCGATGAGCACCCAGTGGCGGGTCGGCGCGTGCGGCGCTACCGGTCTGGACTACGGCGTCCTGCCGAGCGTTATCCGAATGTGTGGCGTGCCGGCTGCGTCCAGGCAAAGCATTTTCAGTGACATCCGGCAGATGGAGGCTGAGGCCCTGGCCGTAATGGCTGAACAGAGAGACAACAAATGAGCACTACCTTCGCTTCGCTTGGCATTGCGGTTGAGTCGTCTCAGGCGGTCAAGGCTGCCGATGACCTGGATAAACTGGTCGACGCGGCCGAAGGGGCAGAGAAGGCCGTCGATGACCTTGGCAAGGCTGGGGAGGGCCTGGCCAACACCGGCAAGAAAATCAGCCAAGCGGAGGTGGAGGCCGCCCAGGGCATCGATAAAGCTACCAGCGCGAAGGAGCGCCAGGTCGACGCCAGCCGCAAGGCCGGGACAAGCGCCGCTAGCGAAATTGCCATCATCAGCCAGCTCGACAGGGCGATGACCGGCAACATCGACAGCATGGAGAAGCTGGTCCAGGCAGAAGGACTGCTTGAGCGGGCCCGCAAGGGTGGCCTGGTCACCATTGAACAGCAAGAGGCCTATCAGGAGCGCCTGGGCAAATCCTTCGACAAGATCGAGAAAGCCGAAGCCAAGGAGACGGCGCAGAAGCAGCGCCTGATTGACGCTGAGAACCGGCAGATCGAGGCACTGAAGCGCACGGTCAACAGTATCGATCCCCTGAATGTGAAGCTGGCCAAGCTGGAGGCGCAGGAGAAGGCGGCGCATGAAGCTTTCCGTCTTGGAGCAATCAACGCGGAACGCTACAGCGAGGCCCTGGCCAAAGTCGGCAAGGACCGGGCTGGCATCACGGCTACAGAGGGCGCATTCGACAAGCTGAAGCTCGGTACCCGCCAGGCTCAAGAAAACGTCATGCAGCTGACCAATGCCCTGCAATCTGGGGATTGGGGGAGCGGTGCGCGAGCTATTGCACAGCTTGGCGCTGGAGCCGGGGCCTCTGCGAAGAGTCTTGCGGCCGCCCTGATACCCGCGGGGCTGCTGGCGGGTGTCATCGGTGGTCTCGGGTATGCCTACTTCGATGCCATGAAGCAGGCGCGGGAGTTCAACAGCGTTATCAATGGTGGTTCCAACGATGCAGGACAAAGTGTAGCCAGCCTCAAGTCCATGAGTGATTCTGCGGGTACGCTGACCGGCAACTTGACCGGTGCGCGCGAGGCTGTAATCGCTCTGGCATCAGGAGCGGCCACAAGTGGTGTCCAGATGCAGAACCTGGCCGAGGCCGCAGCGGCCATTGGCGAGGTCACGGGGAAGGGGGCGGGTGATATTGCGAAGTCGCTGGCCAATGCCGGCAACACCGCAACGGAAGCGGCCTCGAAGATCAGCGATCAATATGGGCTGCTGACCTACGAGCAGTACCAGGTCATCAAGGCCATCGATGAGCAGGGTGACCACCAGCGCGCGCTGGATACACTCAGTGAAAACCTGAATCAGTCTGCGCAGGAGCGGCTAAAAAACTACCGCGATTCGCTGTCGGACATCGAGCGCGATTGGGATCGGGTGAAGGTCGCCATCAAGGGTGCTTACGCCGAGATCCGATCTGAAATCTTCCCGGATCTGGCCAAGCAAATCGAGATCACCCAGCGGGTGCTGGATACCCGTAAGGGGGGCGGTGTCGCAGGCGCTGTATCGAATGGCCTGAGCTCCCTCAACTCCTTCCTTGGGTTGGCTGACGGGGAGAACGACGACTCCACGCCTGCGCTGGAAGCAAAGCTTGCTGCACTGAAGGCGCGGCAGGCGGCCAGTCAGAGCAATGCGGCAGCAACTGGCGAGGAAACCCGGGCGAACAAGGAGCTCATTGCGGTCCAGAAGGAACTGGACAAGCAGATGGAGAATTTGAACCCGCTCGCCAAGCGGCAGGAGGCTTACAAAAAGCTCGACGATCAGTTCACGACGCTTTTGCGGAGGAGCGAAGAGACAGGGAAAAAGGTTTCGCTATTGGATGGGGTTCAGTACGACGGTAAGAAGTTTTCCGGCGGAGCCTACGACCAGTTGCGGAAGGCGATCGACGAGCAGAAAAAAGACCCCAAATCTGCCGCCGGTGCGGTAGATCTGACGGCCTTCAACAACTCGAAAAACAACCTCACCGGCATCCTGTCCGAGTACAAAAACGCCCAGAAGGAACTGGACGCAGCGCAGAAGGCTGGGCTGGTGTCCCAGGCCGACTACCTGCTCAAGCGTGAGGCCTTGATCGGCAATGAGCGTGACGAGGTCACAGCGGCCTATGAGGCGGAAATTGCGGCACTTGAGGCCGCCAAGGGTAAGGCCAGTACCTCTGCCGCCCAGCGCATCCAGTTGGACCAGAAGATCGCCGATGCCCGAGCCGCCATGGTCAAGGCTCAGCGGGACGCTGATACCGAGCTGAGTGTGCTGGCCAAGAACGAAGAGGGCCGGCTGAAGAAGCAGGAACTCGCGGTCAAGACCTATACCAATGCCCTGCAGCAGCAAGTCGATACGCTGCGCGAGCAGGGTATTCGTGCTGCAGCGGGCCTTGGCCAGGGTGACCGCCAGCGGGACCTGACGAACCAGCAGAACGCGATCGACGACCGCATCAACCAGCAGAAGCTGGATCTGGCCAACCAGTACGGCGATGGCTCCCGGGGCATGAGCCTCGACGAGTACACGCAGAAGCTGCAGGCATTGGAAGCAACCCAGCAGAAGCTGCACGACACCGTGGTCAGCAACTACGACGACATGACGGCAGCTCAGGGCGACTGGAGGAATGGAGCATCTTCGGCCTGGCAGAACTACCTGGAGTCGGCACGGGATGTTGCTGGCCAGACCAAGAGCCTTTTCACCAACGCCTTCGGCTCAATGGAAGACGCGATTGTGCAGTTCGCGATGACCGGGAAGCTGTCGTTCGCTGACTTCACCAAATCTATTCTCGCTGATATGGCCCGAATCGCTGTGCGCCAGGCCAGCTCCTCGGCACTGAGCTCGTTGTTCGGCATGGCGGCTTCTGCTGCTGGGTCGTACTTCGGCGGTGGGGCGGCCTCGGCCGGCTCAACGCAGGCCGGGTATACCGGGGTCGACTTCTCCAGCTATCAGGCCAACGGTGGCGGATGGGATGGCGGTGTCCAGTTTTTCAAGGATGGCGGCGCCTTCACGAACAGCATCGTAAGCAAGCCCACTGCCTTCGGGATGGCTGGCGGCCAGACTGGAGTGATGGGCGAGGCGGGCCCCGAGGCGATTGTGCCGCTGGCCAGGACCTCCAGCGGCCAGCTGGGCATTCGAGCCGTTGGAGGTGGCGGGGGGGGATCAATGATCCAAATAAACGCCCCGATCAGTGTGACGGTAGAGGATCGAAGTTCTGAAGGAATGCAGCTAGACCAGCAGGCTCTGCAAAAGAATATTCAGAGTCAGCTAAAGTCGATGGTGGATAAGGGGATAGCTGATTCTTGGCGTCCTGGAGGTGCCAGCTACATGAACTCTAAGGGGAGGGCGTAATGCCTATTGAGTACGACAAGGCGAACTTGATCGGTGTAATAAATTCAGCCGTAAATGATTTTTTCTTTGAGTCGATAGGTGCTGTGAGTGCGCAGGACCTAAGAGCTGCCACCAGAGCTTATGCAATGACAATAGGCCGGATTTCCGCAGTCTTCGATGATCGTCTCGAGACTGCGGATGACCCTCTTGTGTTTATTGCAGAGACCGAGTCCGCAATGGTCTCCGCTGTTTTCAGCCGAATTGAACAGGACAAAAAATCAGGAGGGATAATCCGGGAGGCCATGCAGGCCTCAAGCCCCAAAAAGCGCTAACCAAAAAGGCGATTCAAATGCCCGCTTCGGCGGGCTTTTTTATGCCTGGAGAAAATATGGCAACTGAAACCTTCACCTGGAAGCCGAACAACGATCCGGCGGCCAGCATTGCGTTTCGAACCAAGTCGGCCAAGTTCGGCGACGGTTACGAGCAGCGTGCCCAGGACGGAATCAACAACCGCTCGCAGTCCTGGCCCCTGACGTTCACAGGCCAGAAGGCGCGCATCAAGGAGATCATGGCGTTCCTCGATCGGCATGCCGGCGCAACGCCGTTTTTTTGGTCTGACCCGCTGGGCGATCGAATGCTCTATCGATGCTCCGAGTATCAACCCAAGGCCATGGGGGGCGATGCCTACACCCTGACCGCAACCTTCGAACAGGCATTTCACCCATGAGCATTCGGCTAATCGATGTAGGCGAGGAGGCGAACGACGAGACCGGCGACACGCTTCGTGACGGCGGGATCATCATTAACGAGAACTTCGCGGAGCTTGATACGCGCACAGAGGCAGCGCAGGCGAAGGCTGATCAGGGTGTGGCGGATGCGGCTGCAGCGCGAGAGAAGGCTGATCAAGGGGTAGCGGATGCGGCAGCAGCACAGGAGAAGGCCGATCAGGGTGTAGCGGATGCAGCTGAGGCGAGAGAAGTGGCAGACGAAAAGCTTAGTAAGACCGGGGGGGACCTAAGCGGACCACTGCTCTCATCGAGCAATGGGAGGTTTACGAAAATCGAGCTCACATCGACGACGGAAACCTTGGTACTTGGCGGGGAGCCGCACGCAGCAGTAGGCGTCGGACCAGTTATCTCAATCGCAAAGAACACGAACATGGTGTCCGAGTTCATCGTTGGCACGGACAACGCAGGGTACTGTCCGCGCTTCAATCTCTTGCGCTCGCGTGGATCTGTCACCGTGCCAACAGCTGTGGCCGATACCAATCTCATCGGGGCATTTCAATTTGTCGGATGCTCAGGGGCAGCCTTCAACATGGCATCGTCTGTGAGCTCTTCGGTTGACGGTACGCCTTCGCCTGGCGTGGTTCCTGCCGCGATTCAGTTTTACACGACGGGCGAAAGCAGCGGGGCAATGCGTTGGCAGGTTCGAGCGGTGGGTGACTTCCAGCCAGGAGCGGACAATCGTTACGACATCGGTGGAGCCGGTATCAGGCCTAAGACTCTATGGGCTGCGACCGGCACAATCAGTACGTCAGATGCCCGAGAGAAGACTCCGCTGCGCAAGCTGTCAGTTGTCGAGATCAACGCAGCTAAGGCGCTGGGAAAAGAGATTGGTTCTTATCGCTGGCTCGCAGCTATTGACGAGAAAGGAGAGTCGGCCCGTGATCATATCGGGATGACTGTACAGCGCGCGATAGAGGTGATCTCTTCATTTGGACTTGACCCCTTTGCCTATGGGTTCATCTGTCACGACGCCTGGGAGGAGAGCATCCAAGCAAGCCCAGTGGAAGGTGAAGACCCTGTCGTTGTTCCAGCGGGTGACCGCTACAGCTTTAGGATTGACGAGCTCAACCTGTTTCTTGCTGCAGGCTTTGAGGCTCGGCTAGCTGAGATTGAATCCAGGCTCGCATAGAGCTATCTAATTTCCCGAGGAAAAATCATGCCGATCACGGCCGATATCCAGACCCTGGAGCCTGGCGCGTGGGTGGAGCTTTTCGAGCTTGACGCTACCGCGCTGGGCGCCGAACTGTACCGCTTTCATGGCTACCCGCAGCAGTCGTCGATCTACTGGCAGGGTGAGGAGTATTCGCCCTGGCCAATCAAGGCCGAGGGCTTCGAAATGACGGGGCAGGGCGCGCAGCCTATGCCGACCCTGTCTGTCGGCAACGTCGGCGGGTTCATCACGGCCCTGGTGCTGTACTTCGAGGATCTGGTGGGGGCGAAGCTGATCCGGCACCGGACCCTGGGCAAGTACCTGGACGGCCAGCCCGAAGCAGACCCCGACGAGGAGTTGCCGCCGGACATCTGGTACGTCGAGCGCAAGGCTGCCGAGAACAACGAAACGGTGCAGTTTGAGCTGGCCTCGGCCCTGGACTTCGCCGGGGTTCAGCTGCCGCGCCGGCAGATCGTGGCCAACGTCTGCTGGTGGCTCAGTTGCGGCGGTTATCGCGGCCCCTACTGCGGCTACAACGGCGGGCCCGTGGCCGATGAGAACGACATCATTGTCACCGATGCCGCCAAGGACAAATGCGGCGGGCGCCTGAGCAGCTGCAAGCTTCGCTTCGGCGAGAACAATCCTCTGCCGTATGGCTCATTCCCGGCCGCCGGCCTGCTTCGGAGCTGATCATGAACAAATCCACCCGCGTCGCCATCGAGCGGCATGCGTTGGCCGAGTATCCGCGTGAGTGCTGCGGCTTGGTGATTCGTGAGGGGCGGAAGGAGGTCTATGTACCTTGCCGCAACACGGCCTCGACCCCGAGCGAGCACTTTCGCCTGGCACCGGAGGACTTCGCGGCAGCCGAGGATCGCGGCCAGGTGCTGGCGGTCGTGCACAGCCACCCAGACTACCCGGCAGCACCCAGCGAGGCCGACCGTGTCTCCTGCGAGGCTTCCGGGCTTCCTTGGCACATTCTTGAGGTCCGCAAGGGCGATGACAAGCAGGTGCGCCCAGGAGAGCTTGTGAGCTTCGCACCGGAGGGCTACCAGGCCCCGCTGATCGGCCGCAAGTTCGCCCACGGCGTGCACGACTGCCTGAGCATCATCCTTGACTTCTACCGCCGCGAAATGGGCATCGACCTGGGTCAGTACGAACGTGAGGATGGCTGGTGGGAGAAGGGCGGAAACCTGTATCTGGAGAACCTGCCCGCGGCCGGATTCAGTCAAGTCAGTGTGCCGCAGCACGGCGACATCGTGCTGATGCAGATCCGGTCGAAGGTGCCGAACCACGCTGGGGTATACCTGGCCGATGGTGTGCTGAAGACCGAGCCCGAACACTTCCCAGCGCCCGGGTCGATTCTGCATCACCTCTACAACCGCGACAGCAAGCGCGACACCTACGGCGGGTACTGGCAGGAAGTAACCGTAAGCTACTGGCGGCATTGTGAATGCTAAAATTTAATCCGACGAGGTTAAACATGAAGGTAATTGATGCTTTAAAGCACGCAGGCTTACGGGAAGTCCGGCATACTCACTGTCATGCCTATTTCGAGCCTTTTCAAAGCTTTCAACAGTGCATCGAACGCAATAAGGAGGCTTTCCCAGGTGTCCGTATCCCCATTTCCATAGGCGTCGAAGGCAATAGAAACTCGGAACCCTGCACCCTTACTGTTAGGAACCAGCACGTAATCAGTGGGGATCGTACTGATGGAAAAAATGGCATCTTGGTAGTCGGGCCGCTCTACCTGGAGATAGAGGCTGAGCATTCTCACGGTCCATAGGATCGAGGATGTGTTTGTATTGGCAATATGATTTCGTAGCAGGAACTCTAGGCGACCACGTATGGCTGTATCGAACTTGAATATATCCTGATTCTGTGTTGGTGGTCTTAGGGCGCAGTCGGTCGTTTCTAGCAGTCCACCGTCACGATTTAACCATTCAACCAGTTCATAGAATTTTTGAATCGCGGGTTGATCTGAGTGGGGATAATAGTCCTCTAACACCTCCCGAATTCTTTCAGGGTGCTTCAGGAAGTCGAAGTATCGACCTCCGTCCTCTTCGTAATCCGTCTTCCCCCATGGATGCGTTCTAACATAGTCAGGCCGATCATAATTAAAGATGGGATGGGTTACCGCAAGCATGGTCTCTCCTTGACTTTGCTATCAGCGGGTGAGGTTACTACTTCGATGCCCGAATTCGTTACTGGCTTTCCGTCCAGGGTGGATGGGTGGACAGGATGCAGTTGTGGCCTTTTGCCGCGCTTGGGCATAGCTGTTACATTCTGATGATCTGTAACAGATGTGGAATCGATCATGGAAGAAATTCCCACGGAACTCATTGCTACTTTTCAGGCTTTGCTGCCGGGCTTCGTCGCTACGATGATTTTCTACTGGCTAGCGGAAGCAGCTAAGCCAAGTCAGTTCGAAAGAGTCATTCAAGCGCTAGTTTGCAGCGGCATGATCAAATTACTTGTACCGGTTGTTGAGGGTATCTGTATTTGGTTTGGTCAGTGGCGGGCTTTTGGCGTCTGGACGAAGGACGTCGAACTGCTGTGGTCGTTTACCTTGGCCATTTGCATAGGCCTTCTATTAGCCAAATTTGCGTTCAATGACACGCTGTACAACATAGCTAGGCTGTGGGGGCTAACATCCCGGCGGTCTACACCAGTCGTCGAGTGGCGCTCGGCCTTCGAGATGAATGCTACTCGCGCCGTTGTACTAAACCTACTTGATGGGAGAAGGCTAATGGGATACCCAACGCTATGGCCTTCGGAGGCTAAAAAAGGTCATTTCCTGATCGATGTGCCGCATTGGATCGACAACGGGAATATCATTCCTTACACTGGTACTAGATATATCCTGATTTCGAATGAGGATGTGCACTGGGTAGATTTCTTGGACTGATACAGGAGGATGCTATGAGAGAGCGCGAAATCAAGCCTCCACCGAAGGGTCGCGAGGTTTCTTATGAAGGCCTGAATATCAACCCTATCACTCCGATAAACATCATTCCTCGGAGAGCTCCCGCTAGCCCACCTCCGCCGCCGAGACGTCCTCGTGAGACGGTTACTACGGAATGATTAAATAGCCCAGCCCCGCGCTGGGCTTTTTGCATCTGGCCTAAGATTTCGGCAGGCTCAGCAGCACGCCAACCATTGGGCGATCTCCCCAGCCACCGGAAAGCTTGGCTTTTGTCTGAAGCCTCCAGGTACCGGTGACCCCCATGTCGGCGACTTGCTGTTGAAAGTCTGCAGCTGCGTCACGCGGCAGATAACCGACCTTGAAGCCCTCGATATAGACGGCGCACGCATTGGGGTCATGTGGGTTGTCTGGCTCGGCGACTATGTCTGCGACGAAGTCATTGTCGGTAGCCATATGACGACCGTTTCGTAATCTTCGAAGGGCTGGCTGGTAGTAGGATTCGCCAACGACGTCGAATGCACACGCATGTCCTCCGGTAATCTTTCCGGTGAGCGGTGGTAAACCTGCCTCAACCGGAGTGGCTTTCTTGGCGCGCTTCTTTTTCGGCTCCGCCGCTACAGGTTCAGCGGGCGGTTTTGGAGATGCTGCCGCTGGCTGTTGAGCCTGGGCGTCGGAGGTTCGGGCTCTAGAGGGTGTAGGGTTCTGAGCGTTCGCGGCGGCCGCAAGCCGGGTAGCCCTTGCATGGCTGATCTTTAAGAGTCGAGCCAGCTCGTACGGCATTTTGGGGCCGGTTATTGCTACCAGGTTCTTAACTTCGACGAGCAAGTCGTCATCCAGATCCGCAGCTGGCAAGCTGGAGGCGGAATTGGACTCAGTTGTCGAGCTCTCGCTCCGCGAGAAGATGCGTTTCCACCAAGACATTCAACGCTCCTTGTTAACTTGTCAGGTCGCCGGTTGTGAAAAGCCCGGCGGGCCGGGCTTGGTCATTCGATTCAGTTGTCACGATGACGGCGGTAACTGCATGCGACCTAAAGATCGTCGAAGTCAATCCAGAGGTTGTCCGGGCCATCCCATTCATAGCGATAACCCGCATCCGAAAGCATTTCGCTGAAAGCTTCGAAAAGCTGGTCCATATCGGCTTGGGGGATTGAGTCGAGTTGAAGGTCTTGGAAATCTGCTTTTGCCGACCCATGCCCCATTTCCACGGCCTTATTGATAGCTTGAAGAATTCTCTTCTTCATTGTGGCTGGGATGCTTTGCCTGGCGATAGCTGACATCTGCTGCGCCTTCTTGGCGGGGATGAGCTCCTGGGAGGGCGCTTCACCCAAGAAGCTCAGCTCCAATCTCGCGAGAATCTCTGCTGTTGCTGACCGGCCACTCTCCTTTGCCGCCGCCATCACCTGATCTCTAAGCGCTTCGGGAATTCTTAAGTTGAACTGCGGGTCGCTTCGGCTCATGTGGTTCCAATGTACGTTTCTAGAGGCATACAAAAGAATGCATCACCGTGGTATTGACGACAATGCATCACCGTTATACATTTGCACTGTAAATCACCGTGATGCACAAGGAGGTCGTATGAAAGTAAGAGACATGGCCCAACTCGTCTCTCGGGTAGAGCCAGATATCAAGGCTTGGTTGGAGCGAAGGGCGAAAGAAGACGAGCGTAGCCAAAACTGGCTGGTCGGTAAGGCGCTGAGGGAGGCAATGCAGCGAGATGAACAAATCAGACAGGCATAAAAAAACCCCAAGCGTTCGAGCGCAAGGGGTTTTGGGTAACGAGATCAACTACCAGGAAGAAATCGTCATGGCGAATCATAGCACAAACGTAATTTCGTTCAATTTCGGAAAACAGCAAGTCCGCACTTTACTGATCGATGACCAACCTTGGTTCGTAGCCGCAGACGTCTGCGTATCTCTCGCAATCGGCAACGTATCTCTTGCCGTGAATGGTCGTGCAGACCGCGAAACCGACGGACTGGACGAGGACGAGAAGGGTATTGCCACTGTCAATACCCCTTCCGGCGCCCAGGAAATGCTGGTCGTGAACGAGTCTGGTCTTTATGCGCTGATCTTCAAAAGCCGCAAGGCCGAAGCCAAGCGCTTCAAGAAGTGGGTGACTGCTGAAGTACTTCCAGCGATCCGCAAGCATGGCCGTTATGAAGATCAGGGCAAGATGGCCATCCTGCTGGACGAACTGATCGGGATGAGCGAGCTGAACGTCATCAAGGGTTTGATCCGCGACAAGGCAAAGGCTGTACCGCCGAGCAAGCAACAGAGCTTTTCTCTGACCATGCACAACCGGCTGCATACACGCTTTAGCGTCCCTCGCACCGAGCTGATCCCGGCCAGTCAATTCGAGCAAGCTTGTAATTTCATTGGCGGCTACTCGCTTGAAGGTGAGTACCTGGAGCGCGAAAACACTGCCCTGAACACGCTGACGGATAAAGAACTCTACGATGTGTTCTTCCTGATGCATCACTTTTTGGCGGTGAAGAGGATTTACGACAGTTATCAACTCGATGCTGCGCTTCGGATGCTTCGCTCGGGTGCGGGCATCGAGATGCTTGATCATTTCCGTGACTCCATGATGGCTGTTTCAACTCTGCAAAGACGCTTGCCCGACATGGAGGCGGCTGCGGTTCGCATTGGGCATCGACCTGGGACTGTGATGGGGAGGGCGGCAGCATGAGCGCGCTGATGATCGCCGGTATCGAGATTCACCAGGACCAGGATGGGCGCTTCAGTCTGAATGACTTCCACCGTGCGGCCGGCGGAGAGAATCGGCACAAGCCTTCGCTATGGGCAGAGAACCAGCAGGCTCAAGAGCTGATCGAAGAAATTGGCAAAGCAGGAATTCCTGCTTTGAGGGTCGCCCGGGGAGGGCGAGCGGCAGGGACTTATGCTTGCAAGGAGTTGGTGTATGCCTACGCTATGTGGGTCAGCCCCGTATTCAGCTTACATGTTATCCGCACCTTCGATTCGGCGGCCGCTAACGACCATGTGATTCCACAGGAAAAGCGACTACCGATAGCTGCCGACAACCTCGACGCAGCGAAGCGCATTGCTGAAAGCTTCGGTTTGGAAGGGAATCAGGCCCTATTGAGCGCCAATAGCATGGTCAAGTCAGCTATCGGCGTGGACCTGATGGAAATGGCCGGGGTTAAGCGGCTGGTCAACGAGTCGCAGGAGATGAACTTCACGCCAACGGAACTGGGAGCGAAGTTCGGAATTAGCGCAGCGAGCATGAACAAGCTGCTCGCAGACTGCGGCCTCCAGCACCACGTCATCTACAAGCCCGGAAAGAAACGCTGGGAGGTGACGCCCGACGGCAAGTTGTTCGCAGTCATCACCGACACCGGCAAGAAGCACAGCGACGGCAAGCCAGTACAGCAGATCCTCTGGAAAGAGTCAGTGCAGGAGATGTTGGCCAGGCTGGCCGATCAGCTTCGCTCAGGGCTTCCCGCAGTGATCGCCGGCGGCGTTACGCGCTAAACCTCATTCGCACCTAAACCATTACCTCGCCTCGGCGGGGTTTTGGTGCTGACGTTCCTCAATGGTAGATTCCTTGTAAACCAAATAGAGGGATCGACATGCGAGTTCTGGTAGGGGCGGTTGCGATAGCGCTGCTGGCGGGGTGCTCATCGAATGCCATCACTGTTCAGCAAGCCAAGCAAGCGCCGAAGGATAAGGTTTATGCGTTTCAGACCCAGCTAGCAGGTGCTTACGGAACGATAACTGTTCTTAGAGATGGCGGCATCAACGCATCAGCTTGTGATTTCGTTGTTTATGTCGATGGGAAAAAGGCCGCGAAACTCGGATCCGGCCAGAAGGCCACCTTCTATGTTAAGCCGGGTTCTTTGAATCTCGGCGTAGGCTTGGCTGGGACGGGTCTTTGCATGGGACAGGCGATTAGAACCATGGCGGCTGAAGCTGCGGTTGATCGAGAAGTAATTTTCCGAGTCAGTTCAGATATGGCAGGTATGTACATAGGTCCATACGTTGAGTACTAACTAAATTTCTAATGAGCCGCCCTCGGGCGGCTTTTTGTTGCCTGGAGGAAATATGTCTGCTGAAAAGATGCAAACCGTCTTGCTATCTGGATCCTTGGCCCGAAAGTTCGGGAGGCGCCACCGCATGGTCACTGGCGCAGGTTTCAACGATATTCGTGGTTATTTCAAACAGTTCCCTGGTTTCGAGCAGCATATGCTGGAAAGTGCCAGTAAAGGGCTGCGCTTCGCGATCTTCAATGAAAAGCAGAACCTCTCCGAAGATGATCTTGGGAAGCCTACAGGGCGAGGCGTAATCCGAATCGTCCCTGTAATTGCAGGCTCTAAGCGCGCCGGCCTTCTGCAGACCATAGTTGGAGCCGTACTGATCATCGCTTCTTTTTTCGTCGCGCCTGGTGCTCAAGCAGCCTTTCTCGGGGCAGGTGTAGGCATGACTGCCGGCGGCGTCATCCAGATGCTCAGCCCCCAAGCTAAAGGCCTGGGCACCCAGGACAGCCCCAACAATCGACCCAGCTACAGCTTCAACGGCGCAGTGAACACCAGCGTCCAAGGCAACCCTGTCCCGCTGCTCTACGGCCGGATGATCGTCGGCAGCGCAGTGATCAGCGCCGGGATCTACTCCGAAGACCAGATGTAAATCGAACCTGACACCAGGCCCGCCATGAGCGGGTTTTTTTTCGCCTGAAGGAAAGCCATGAACCAGCAAATTACCGGCAGCAAGGGCGGCGAGTCGAAGCCTCGGCCGTCCGTTGAGGCCCCCGACAGCCTACAGAGCACCGCGTATGCGCGGATCCTCGACCTAGTGAGTGAAGGCGAGATCCAGGGCCTGGTCACGGGTGAGCGCTCGGTCTACCTGGACGAAACCCCGCTGGCCAATGCCGACGGCACCCGGAATTTCAGCGGTGTCACGATGGACGCCCGCACCGGCAGCCAGGACCAGCTGCATATCCCGGGCTTTCCAGCGGTCGAAAGCGAGATCGCCGTGGGAGTCGAGCTGAAGTATGGCCAGCCCTGGGTTCGCGCCGTGCAGAACCTGCAGCTGTCGGCCGTGCGCGTGCGTTTGTCCACTCCGCGCCTGGCGCAGACGAACACCAGCAACGGCGACACCAATGGCTACACCGTGCAATACAAGATCGAGGTTTCCACCGACGGCGGGCCCTATGTGCAGGTGCTGGCCTCGGCGTTCAGCGGCAAGACCTCGACGAAGTACGAGCGCTCCCACCGGGTCGACCTGCCGCCGGCGAGCAGTAACTGGCAGATTCGCGTTACCCGCCTGACGCCGAATAGCACCTCTGGCGCTATTGCGGACAAGACGAACATCGACGCGATCACCGAGGTCATCGACGCCAAGCTGCGTTACCCGGGTTCCGCTGTCGTCGGCCTGCAGTTCGATGCCTCGCAGTTCCAGGCGATCCCCACCAGATCCTTCGACCTGCGCGGCCGCGTCATTCGCGTGCCGAGCAATTACGACCCGGAAAGCCGGCTGTACTCCGGCATCTGGGATGGTTCGTTCAAGTTAGCTTGGACTGACAACCCGGCCTGGATCTTCTACGACCTGTTGCTGCACTTCCGCTATGGCCTGGGCCACCTGCTGAACGAGGGCCAGGTGGACCGCTGGGAGCTGTACCGCATCGGCCAGTACTGCGATCAGATGGTGCCGGACGGGAAGGGCGGCATGGAGCCGCGGTTCACCTGCAATCTGTTCCTGCAGACCCGCTCCAACGCCCTGGACGTGCTGCAGGACCTGGCCACGACCTTTCGGGGAATGTCGTACTGGGCCGCCGGGTCGGTCATGGCTATTGCCGATATCCCGGAAGACCCGGTTTACACCTACTCGAACGCCAACGTGATCGACGGCAAGTTCGGTTACTTCGGCTCAGCCAAGAAGACCCGCTACACCGTGGCCCTGGTCAGCTGGAACGACCCGGCCGACTTCTACCGGCAAAAGGTCGAGTACGTCGATGACCAGGCTGGTATCACCCGCTACGGGATCCAGCAGACCGAGATCACCGCCACCGGCTGTACTTCCCAGGCCCAGGCGCAGCGCATCGGCAAGTGGGCGCTGCTGACCAACCGCTTGGAAACCGAAAGCGTGGGGTTCTCTGTGGGCCTGGACGGCACCCTGGCACGCCCCGGGCAGATTATCCGCATCGCGGACAATGATCGGGCAGGGCGCCGCATTGGTGGGCGCCTGCGCTCTTCCACGCTCGACAGCCTGGTACTGGATGCCGACGTGAAGGCATACCCCGGCGACACCATCACAGTGATCATGCCCACGGGCACTGCTGTCTCCCGCAAGATCAAATCGGTCGGGTATCCGCTGACCTGGGACCGCAAGGGAATCAAGTGGTCGAGTGGTCGCGTGACGATGGATACCACCGGGTTTCCTGCTGAAGTCCAGCAGGTGGTGCTGGAGAAGAACCTGGATGAATTGCCGCCCCAGCACTCGATGTGGGCCATAGATTCTCCAACCCTGGCCACGCAGCTATTTCGCGTGATGTCGGTTGCTGAGGACTTTTCCGACTCAGAGATCAAGTTCACGATCAGCGCGGTACGCCACAACGCGAGCAAGTACGGCGCAATCGACAACGGCACGCGCATCGATCGGCCACCGGTGACGGTGATCCCGCCGAGTGTCCAGCGGCCGCCGGCGAACGTGACGGTGAGTAATGACCACTTCGTCGACCAGGGCAGCGCGGTCAGTGTTATGACGATTGAGTGGGAGAAGCCAGAAGCGGCGATCGCATACGAGGTCTACTGGCGCAAGAATGACGGTGACTGGATCTTTGCGGGCCGCACGGGCACCACATCCATCGACGTGAGCGGGATCTATGCGGGCCGATACGTCGCGAAGGTGCGGGCCATCAACTCCCTGGACATCGGCTCGGTGTTCGCGACCTCGGTCGAGACCGTGCTGAGCGGCAAGACCACACCGCCGCCGGTGCCGTCGTCCTTCACCGCCGAGTCGATCGTGTTTGGCATCAAGTTGGCCTGGGGCATTCCGGCCGGAGTCACCACCGCGGACCTGCAGCGGACCGAGATCTGGTACAGCCAGACGAACCAGGTGGCGACGGCGACGAAGTTCGGCGACTACGCCTATCCGCAGACCGACCTGACGATCATGGGCCTGGCCGCCGGGGCACGGTTCTTCTTCTGGGCAAGGCTGGTGGACCGCATCGGCAACGTCGGAGCGTTCTACGGGCCGGTGATGGGTCAGTCCTCCGCCGATGCCGGTGTAATCCTTGAGTACCTGAACGACCAGATCACCGAGACGCAGTTGAGCCAGCACCTGCTGGAAAAGATCGACTCGGGTGGCGGTGCGCAGGTTGAGATCGAGACCCTGAAAAGCGAGCTCGCGGCCATGTACTCGATCAAGACCCAGCTCACGGTCGACAACAAGCCATACCTAGCCGGCATTGGTGTTGGCGTGGAGAACAACGAAGGGATCATCACCAGCCAGGTGCTGATCGCCGCAAGTCGATTTGCAATTGTCGACCCGAACGCTGCGGAGATTTATTACCCGTTCGTTGTTCAAAACAATGCCGCCTATATCGACACTGCATTCATAAAAAACGGCTCTATCGACATGCTTAAGATCGGCAGCAACTTGCAGTCTGAGAACTATGTGGCTGATGTTTCGGGCTGGGCGTTTCGTCCGGATGGAACATTCCAGATGATGGGCAACGCCCCCGGAGGAGCAAGGCTGATGATCAACAACAAAGGACTGTATGTTTTCCATCCGAATGGCGTTAAAGCCATCGATCTGAGCGTGGATGCAACATGACGATAGGTCTTATCACCCGTGATAGCAGCGGTGTAATAACCGCTGACATGACCAAAAATCTTAGCCAGATGATTGGTCATGTCATATCGAACAGAGCTAACGGCACTGTGACGTTCACGATTCCTCCTGGGAAGATACCGATAAGCATCGTATCCCCCCTTGAGCCATGCATGAATACAGCGGGAAAGCTGCCTGGCGTGATCATGACGAGCACGTCAATGTCATGGACATACAACATCCGTAGCGGCTTTCCGATGAACTGCATCATTTACTACGGGTATTACTAATGGGCCCAGCGCTAATCGTTCGCAAAGAGTCTGAAGAGATTCTTTATGACACGTCTAAGTCGGTATACGGGCTGGTCAAAAGCGGACCCGTTGAGTATCACGGGATTTGGAGGAAGCTCCATCCTGCAGGAGGGCCAAGCCCTTACTACGACAATATTTACAAGTTCACGGTAGAGAACTGCGTGAACCCAATTGTGTACGTAACAGGGACGTGCGGAAAGCCATTCGCGTCAAAGGAGGGTACGTCAAGCGTCTTCTACTTTGCCGGACCTGTTGAGGGTATCAAGGTCTATTGCTTTGATGTAATGGCCCCAATATTCAAAGGGCCAGCACTAAAAACTCGAGATGAAAACGGAGGCTTCACGTTCAACAGCCTGCAGAGGCCTTTAAATATCATCGGTACGTCAACACCACCGCCACCATCGCCACCATACCCAAACGGAAGGGTTGCGCCATTCCTCGGAGGGTATCAAGTGTTAGTGCTTGATCAGCCGCTGCTGCCAAGCAGGGCTGGATTTCGCGGGTACTTCTACACGGTGCCGTTGAATCCCGCAAAGACCTATGCGGCAAATATCCCCTGGAGCAGGGGTTGCTGGCTGGCATCTCAGCTGGGTCGTGACGAGGTGTGGCAGACAGGCTCGCAAGAGGGGTGCTCAGGTGACACCGGAAGCATAACCCATAGTTTTTGGACGTCTCCAGAGACGACCCACGGGACCGTACACAGCACGACGCCAACGGGATGGTTCTCGCTCACTGTTAACCCGAGACCGCAATGCACATACATAGATGTATCTGAGTACCCTTATCCGTTCAATCCGCAGTAGTAATAGCAGCGTATGAATGCACCCGCCTTGCGCGGGATTTTTTTGCCTGGAGAAAAGTAATGCCAATCACAGAGCAGCAACTGCTGCAGATCCCCCCAAGCCCGCCGAGTGCGGGTTTTTTTGTGCCTGGAGTTTGACCATGACCATTCAGAACGCCCGCGGCGTCCGCTCTAACAATCCTGGAAACATCGACTACAACCCACGCAACCAGTGGGAGGGGCAGCTCGGCCTGGAGGTCGGCGTACCGAAACCTCGCTTTGCCCGCTTCGATACCGCCGAGAACGGCATCCGCGCCTTGGGTAAGCTGCTGCTCAACTACCGCGGCAAGGACGGCATGCCCGGCGTGGGCAAGCCCGGTATCGACACGCCCCTGGAGTTCATCAGCCGATGGGCCCCCAGCAACGAGAACAACACCCAGGCATACGCTGCAGCGATCGCCAAACGCCTGGGCGTCGGCTTGCGCGATTCGATCAACATGGCCGACCCCAATACCCTGCGCGAGACCGTGCTGGGCATCATCGTGCACGAAAACGGTGGCAACCCTTACCCGGATGTTGTGGTTGAGGAAGGCCTGCGCAGGGCCTTGAAATGAGTGTCGGGGCCTGGCGGACGGTTGGCGCCTTGTTGCTGGTGGTCCTGCTAATCATCGTCGGCGCAGCTGCTGCCTGGAGAGTCCAGGACTGGCGCTATGGCAAGCAGTTGGCCGAGCAGGCCCGGATGCATGCCGACACGCTTAATCAACTGAGCCAGACCGCTGCCATTGCGCAGCGGGCCGAGCAGGACAAGCGCCTGGCGATTGAGCAGCGGCTGGCGGCTAGTGAGCAAACCCATTTTAGGAAAATGAGTGATGTCCAACGTGACCAAGATCGCTTGCGCGATCGCCTTGCCTCTTCTGATCTGCGGCTGTCAGTACTCCTCGACGCAACCGAAGTTGCCAAAGGCTGTGGAGTGCCAGCCACCCCCACCACCAGCGGCGTGGATCATGCAACCGTACGAGCCCGACTTGACCCGGCGCATGCTAAACGAATTGTCGCCATCACCGACGAAGGCGACCGTGGACTGATCGCATTACAGGCGTGCCAACAGTATGTGTGGAATCTGCAACATTGATCTTAAAGGTAGTTAACTATAAAAGTGACCTCGGCGTCGGCGCTGCCCGCCTTGAGTTCATCCGTAGTCAAGCGGTAATAAGTAGCTGAAAGAGGAATGTTGAAGTTTTCGCCCGTGCTAGTGAAGTCATTGAATGGGTAGGTGGTGCCCAATGAGATTGGTTGGCCCACGCCGTCCATCAGTTTTAATCCGATGCCTCTGGCAGTTGAATTGGAATTCAATGCCACGATTCCCTGTTGCTGATCAATTACTTGAGAAGTTGCTTTTAGGGCGTATGTGACTTTTTGGATGCCAGATTGACATTTATTCAGTTTGATGTTGAATTTAACATTGCGCGGTGTGCTGCCGATGTTACTGAATTCGTATAGGTGGTAATCATCCCCCATTTGAACTGACACATCAGGAGTCTCGCAGGAGGCAGTGTTCAATACAATTGGATTGACTAGGTTGATCTTAACAAGGTCAAGATTGCCGTATTGGTGCGCTCCAAGGTAGCCTGAAGGGATCTTACTTTTTGATGAAAGCTCACCTGATTTTATTATCTCAAGGGTGTAGGTCCGAGCTGGATCAAGATAATTACCACTAAGGTATCTATCTGCAGATAGATAGCCGTTTTGAGAGGTATTTATTTTAATCGATAGTCCAGTTTTGCCCAAGGGAAAGATTTTGCCACTGGTAACGCTACCAAATGTCGGGTTTAGAGCAAAGATAAATGGGGACGATGTAGAACACGTAAAACCTTGCTGCGGTGCAGTGACGGTCTCTTCGTAAACCACGGTGCCAATGGGAGCATCTCGAGGTATCGTCAATGCAGCCGGCGCGCTGGCGTAGTTAGCCGTGAACTCTTTCCCTTGAGTGAAAGAGCAATTCGCGGCTATTGCACTCGCTGAATAGGGAAAAATTAGGGCGACTGAAATATTCAACAGAGCGCGTAGTCTATGATATTTGTTTGAGTCAAACATTTTTGAAAGCCATGATGAAATTCAGTGTCGGAGGCATATCCTATTGATGTTGTACCTTTGAGAAAATCAGATGATTCTTAGATTTTTTTGCTGCGATAATTTTACGGCAGTGGCTTGTTTAAGTTGAAGGGGGCCGGAGAAGCCTGTCGTTCCACTGGCCACGGAGACGAAGGATTAATTGCTCTGTAGGTCTAACAGGATTGTGTCCTTAGTCTGAAACGCGGATGGCCTCAAGCCATTTGGTGGTGGGGCACTAGTCACGAGTTGTCATTTTTTGTTTGAGTGATTATGTGATGTGAATGGCGAAGCGACTGACTAAACTCTCGTTTCTTAATAACTATCGTCTGGGTAACGGTCGTTGTTGTGGTTTATAGGATGGAGTGGTGAAGGTAAAGGTGGGGAATGTGGAGGTGTAGTGCTGGGCGAGTAGATGCAGCGAGAAGCGGATCGGCTGCTGGCGCAAATTGTCCGGGCAGATTCGATGATCATCGCTGTGAGGGCGGTGGCACGGGCGGATGTCTTCGTGCTTGGTCTGGAAACCTGCGGTGCTTTGCGCACCGATGATGCTGAGATGCTGTAAATCATTTTTGAAGCTTCTCTGGTGGAGCGCCTTAAAACACTGACCAAGAGCTGATCAATCGACTGGATTAATCAGGTCGGAGCCTTGGTTTCGGACATTCCCTACCGCCCTGTCCACTTTGAACCACTCGAAGGCCTCGGCTGCCTCGCCCTGGTGTAGGGCCATCTGCTCGGCACGCTCCTTCGGTGTAGCCGGGTCGAGCCATTCCCTGGCCAGGTCCGGGGCCAGGACCACCGGTCGGCGGTCGTGAATATCGACCATGCCGCCGGCGCTGTCGGCGGTGATGATCACAAAGCCGTCGTGCTCGCCCTGGTCCGGGTCGGGCAGCTGTCCGATTGAGGCGCAGAGGATGGGGGAGTCGTCGCGGTGCCGGATCAGGTAGGGCTGCTTCTTCGGTCCGCCTTCATCTACCCACTCAAACCAGTTATCGATCGGGCATATGGCCCGGTGCGGCCAGATCTGGCGGAAGAACGGCCCGTGAGCCACTTTCTCGACCCTGGCATTGATTGGCGCGGCGCGGTCGGTGGCCCAGTGCGGCCGCCACCCCCAGCGCACGGCGTCGGCGTGTAGTTTTTCTTCGGCGACGTGGAAGAGGGCGAGCTGCATCGTCGGCGCCGCGTTGTATCGCCCCAGGGGCTGGTCACCGACGTTATTGATCAGAGCCCCGGGCATGCTCAGGGCTGCGACGAAGTCGTGGATGCCGCGGTATTGCGAAAGTCGTCCGCACATAGACGTTTCTCCCTGCCGAGGAGAAAGCATAGCTCCGTCTGTCGGCATCAATTCAATTGCACGCCAAGTGGTGAAATACTGTTCATGTATACAGTTCTGGCGTGATCCCCCCCATGAATTTTCTTATCGTTCGCCGCAGGGAGCGTGGCGCAGCAATACCTTCAGAAAGGCTCAGCAAGATCCAGCCTGTCAAAGGAGACATCCATATCCTGGAGAGCCACAGTCAGGCGCTGGGACGACCTTGCGTTCAGGCCTGGATATTCAAAAGCGATCCCGGGCCGGACGTGTTCCCGCGGCTGCTCGATGCGAAGGTCAATGGCATGGCTCAGCTCGGGATGAACATCAATGGCGTTGAGGAAGTTGATGGCGCCTTGTATGCGCAGTCATGGTGGTGTCGGGTGGAATAG